TGATGAACGGAGCAAGCCAGAGGATGGATAAGAGGAAAATAGGCATGTCAAAGCCTCCGCAAAAAGAGAACGACAGATCCATAGGAGATTGCGTAGGCAAGGATGAGGGTGAGGTACGGGGTCATGCGAACACCGCCCAAACCAGCCACGCGAAGAGAGTGACAATCAATGCCACTCCAAAGACCACCAGATTTGCAAGGGCCGCGCCGATATGCCCGTAGTCGCCAGAGCCTTGAACGTCTCCAACGATGTAAGCCCAAATGAAGACGGCGGCGGTAACGACCATCGGTGCGATCCACCATCCGAGATTGATTTCGATCATCATGCTGCAGCCCTCGCAAAGGAGTTCGTGTGATACGTACAGTCGGCAAGGTTAGGGACGGCGATGAAATCCTGATCGTCTTTGACGACGGAACCGATCCGGTGTGGGCCGATATCGTCACCGAGATTTCCGAACATGAAGGCATCATCCGAATGAGCTTCGCTGCAATCAGCCAAGACGGCGACGGTATCCCTAAAGCCGACGTTTCCGTCAGGCTGAGGATGAAGACCGAAACAGCGTGGTCGCTCTGCAGGTCGCTTCGCGCTCTGGAGGGGTGAGGATGTCATTCTGCCGCCGCCTTCGAGGTAGCCAGATCATCCAAGGACACTTCACCTTTGGTGAAGTTGCGGATCCTCGTTGCGAGCGTAAGCGACGGGCTGCGCTCTCTGAGTTCAATCCGGTTGATCATCCAGCGCGTGACCTTCACCTCAGTCGCAAGTTCGCCCTGCGTAAGGTTGTTCTCGGCGCGCCATTTGGTGAGTGGGTGCTTCTGATCCATTCGCCTAGGTTGTCATATAGCCAACCTGTTGGCAAGGGGTCGTCCGAAAAATAGTTGTCTACATGGCCGTCTACTAAAATACTCGTTGGAATTAGAATGTTGGCATGGTGACAAGAATCGGACCACGCGACCCAATCAAACATTTCCTCAAGGAATGGCGGTTGAAACGCGACCTGACGCAACAGCAGCTTGCCGATCGCTTGCCCAATGGCGAGGACGGAAAGCCGACTGGCAAGGACCAAATCAGTCGGTGGGAAAGAAACCAACGCGGCATGACAATGGATGTTCAAGCCGCGCTGGCAGATGCGCTTGGCCTAGATAACCCGGGCGATCTCTTCCGAGATCCAGAACGGCCAACCCTGGATGAGCTGTTGAGGGGCGCAACGCCGGAACAGCGCACTCAGGTTATTTCTGTCGTCACAGCCTTGTTGAGGACGGGCTGACCAGCTGCTTTGAGATAAGCACGAAATCATTGCCGATGCTTACCCGCCAGATGCCACCATGTTCCGCCGTCATGGCGTCGGCTATTTTACCCGCATACTGATGACAGCTTATGCCTTCCGTCTCTGCGTCTGCGGCGACGGGCAAAACCGCCGTGGCCACCCCCGCAGACATCCATCCTAAAACTTCCCGTCTACTTCGCATGATTGCAGTTTCCTCGCGATTACCCCCGACGCGCTAACATAAGGGCAAATTCAGGGCCGCATATAGCTATAACTGCTGTGGTATACGGATAAAACCTTCACATTGGCGTTCATGGTTGACGATCCTTTCGGTTGAATGGATCGATTTGCGACGGTTGTGTGACACCCCCAAAAATGTTTCACCCGAAAGGCATTGCCAAGGGCTTTCTTGTCTCCGGGAAGACGGCGCGTTAGAAATCGGTTGTCTACGCGACAACTTTATTTCGCCACCCCTATTGCAATCCGGTTGGCTTCATGACAACTTAATCCTCGTAAGCAGCGACCACGAAGACCCGCAAGGTGATCTGGTCTCGGAGAAAGCCTCAACGGGGAGACGGACATGGCGAACATCAAACACTTCAACGGCGACAAGGAACTGACCGGCATCCGCGAAATCGGCGGCAAGCTGTTCGGATTCGGTTCGGCTGATGAGCTGTTCTTCGTTGCTGGCGAGGGCTGGAAGGGCTTCACCGCCGTCGAACGCACCGTTGAGTACAAGTCCAACCCCTCCCGTCACGAATGCGACAGCCGCTGCATGAACGCCACTGGCCGCATCATGAAGTGCGAATGCTCCTGCGGCGGCAAGAACCACGGTCGTGGCTCCTCGATGCTCTGTGAGGCAGCATGAGCGCGACCAAGTCTGAAATCGCCGTGGCGCATGTCCTCAGAGCAATTCGCGACGACGGACGCAAGGCATACCTGATGGGCCTTGGAACGCAAACGTTCGCGCTTCTCACCGACGCCTACGCAGAAGCCAACGGCCTCGACCCTCAACAGTACCGCGATGAATTCTGGGCTCAATGTACCCCAGAGCGCGTCGTTGTCAGAACTGACGCCTGATCCCCTTCGGCATCCCGCACACGCGGCGGGATATCGAAAGCTGATCTCACCCTCTCGGATAAACGAAACGCACTGGAGAAATGAACCGTGATTAAGTTTGACATCCTCAATAGATTTTCCGGCGAAGTGCAAATCACTGCCGAGATCGAATGCGACGAAAATGCCGCGCGTTCCTACAAGCTCGGATTGGCCGTGAAGTGGGCGATTAAGGCGAAAGCCAACCTGAGCTCCGCCGACCTGCGCTACGCCGACCTGAGCTCCGCCAACCTGAGCTACGCCGACCTGAGCTACGCCGACCTGAGCTCCGCCAACCTGAGCTCCGCCGACCTGCGCTCCGCCAACCTGAGCTACGCCGACCTGCGCTCCGCCAACCTGAGCTACGCCGACCTGAGCTCCGCCAACCTGAGCTACGCCGACCTGAGCTCCGCCGACCTGAGCTCCGCCGACCTGCGGACGTTTAAGGCCGATCTTTGGATGACCCTTACGCAGAACCGCCACGAAGTACCGGCGCTCGTCACAGCCTTGCGTGACGGCAAGGTGAACGGATCGACTTACGAGGGCGAATGCGCGTGCCTCGTCGGCACGATCGCAAACGCGAAGTCTGTCCCATATGCCACGTTGGATCACAACGCCTCGAACCCTGCCGAAAAATGGTTTGCCATGATCAAGACCGGCGACAAGCCGGGTGACGACAGCGGCGGCGGCTTTGCATCGAAGATGGCGCTCGAATGGGCCGAAGAGTTCTGCGTCCTGAACGGCATCAAACTCGATACGGCCGCGCCGGTCGAAGCAGCCTAACCCCCGTCCCATCCTACCGAACGACAATGAAGGGAATGAGCATGACGGACAGCAAGCCAACCGAAGCGCAGATCGCTGCAGCCAAAGCCGCATATTGGCACGAAGTCCACAACGGCGGTGGGTACAGCGACAAGTGCTACGAGGCCGCGATTGCTGCCGTCATCTCCGATGAGCCGAGCGTTGAATTGCTGTTCCGGTCGTACCTCGGGCTCTGCGTCCTTCGCGCCATGATGCGGAAGGCAAAGCTCGATGCCGGTCTCAAAGTCACGGAGGAGCTGCTTCAGGACATATCCAGCGCTCACCCAGAATTTGCGCCCCGGTCAGCCCTTCGTAGCACCACCGTCTAGCCAACCCATTCAAGGAGCAGCAGGAGAAGATGATGACCGCCATGACGCGCATCCACGTTGGAAAAGGTGAGATCACAATCACGACCGGGCACATAGACGACACCCCGGTTGTGATGATCGCGCCCGCCAAATTTCCGGGAGAAGTCGGGGCATCGGCTGAACGTGAAGGCAGGCCAAAAGACCGGCTGCTCGGTGACGAGTTGATTTTCACGTTCCCCACCATCGAGCAGGCCCGACGCGTGGCTGACGCATTTTGCAACACGACCGAGCATTCGGCGACCATCACCACCACCGACTGACCTTTCACGGAGCAGAGGAAGACCTCGCTCCATAAACAATCAGGAGTAACGGACATGATCACCGCGCATATCGACAGGCAGACGGACACCATCGACGGCGTGACGTTCACTAACATCCATTCGGGCCAGAAGCGGGCCTACGGCGACAGCTTCTATGAATACGACGTGTCGAGCGATCTCCCTGCCGAGCAGGTTGAGAAGGTCTGCCGGGAGCGCGTCTACAAGGCCATCCCGCACGCTGAATGGCAGGAAGACTACCGCAAGCCGGGTTGCAGCATGGGTGACGCTTTCCGTCCTCATTACACCTTCAAGGCCATTGGCGACGACCGGTACGCATACGTCGTCACCAGCCTCTACACCGACTGATCCTCCATCCCCCACGGGACCGGCATACGAAGGGAAGAGACAATGGCACTCGAAATCAAATTCGGCTTCGATGAACTGCAGCTCCCGAACTTCGGCGCCGGCATGCTGCTCTATGGCACGGCCTATCTCCAAAGCGCTGGCGACGGTGACTTTTGGGTCCAGTCGATCGAACTCGACAACGGCACATGGCTTCGCTCTGTCCGTGAAGGCCAGACGCTCAATGCTCTGCTTTACCGCGAGATTGCCGCCGTCCTCTACGACGACAGCACCGACTACGGAGCGAAGGCAGCGGAGGCGTGGGGCGAGGCTTGGACGCAATCCCGCCGCCCCGATCCCGACCGCTCCTATGACGAGCGCCGCGATGCTTACGCCACCCGCGAGAATGCACCAATGCAAGTAGCTGCGGAGTGACGGCGATGGATGACAAGCAACTCCACATCTTGCAGCATTCGCTCGGCCTTGACCAGTACGGCCGGGGCACCTTCTACCGCAACCACTTTGTGACCGGCGAAGGCAGTAAGGACCATGCCGATTGCATGGCGCTCGTCGGCCTTGGCTTCATGACCGTGCGCAGCGGTTCAGTCCTGAGCGGCGGTGATGACGTGTTTCATGTCACGGACGCTGGCCGTATCGCCGTCGTGGCGGAAAGTCCTCCCCCGCCCAAGCTCACGCGCTCGCAGCAGACCTATCAGAACTGGCTCGATTACGACGGGTCCATATCCTTCATCGAATACGCGAAGTGGAAATCGCGGGCAGCGAAAGTCGGTGCAGCATGACCCCGATCCGCCTCCCGACTGTCATCGGCCACAATAATCCGTCGCGGCTCTTGAGCGAAGCCCGCGGCTACTGCTGGAAGCAGTTCACCCTTCTGCTGATCGTGCTCGCCACCGTCTTTTACGGCTTGCTGTTCGCAGGCCAGATCTAAACCAAGGAGAAATGAACATGGCGACGGAAGTTGCAACCGACCTGATTATCAGCCTGCCATCGGTTCCGAACGTCGCGACGTTCACGGACGAGGCCGAATTCGACAAGCTATATGACGCGATCCTGAAGAAGGTCGAAGAACACAAACCGGACACGTCAACGAAAAAGGGGCGGGATGAAATCAAGTCCCTCGCCCACAAGATTGCCCGTACCAAAACCACGCTCGACAACCAGGGCAAGAGCCTGACTGAAGAGTGGCGCAAAAATATTGGCAACGTCAATGACACCCGGAACAAGATCAAGGACCGCCTTGAAAAGCTTCAGGCCAGCGTTCGCAAGCCCGTAGACGATTGGGAAGATGCTGAAGAAGCTCGTGTCGAAGCCCTGAAGGATCGGCTTTTGACTTTGGACGCCGGTCGGGCCGACGCGCTTTGTTCTTCCGAACAGATTAGCGCGGTGCTCGCAGAGATCGAAGCCACCGAGATCGGTGACGATTGGCAGGAATACCAGGAGGAAGCGACCTTTGCTAAGGGGCGCGCCGTGGCCGCTCTTCGCCAGAATCTAGCCGTAGCCGAGAAGCGCGAAACCGACGCCCGCGAATTGGAAGAGCTTCGCGCTCTCAAGGCCGCGAAGGAGGAAGAGGACCGCCAGCGCCGCGAGACTGAGGAAGCCGCCGCCAAGTTGCGCGAACGTGCTGTCAAGGCTCGGCAGTACATTGATGAAGTCCAAAAGGGTTTCATCGGCGGTGATCCTCAGCCCTACGGCATTCTGATCTACGAACTTGATCGCAAGCTCCCGCCGTTGATCGATGAGCTTGGCGCATATGCCGAAGAACTGCACATCCTTCGGACCACCGCCCTGCGCAACGTCACTTTGGCGATGCAGCAGCAGGAAGCGGCAAATGCCGCCAAAGCGGAAGAAGACCGCAAGGCAGCGGCCGCACAGGCTGAGGCAGACGCCAAAGATGCGGCAGCAAAGAAAAAGGTCGAAGACGAAGCACGCCACAAGCGCGAAGTCGAAGAAGCCGCACAGGCCGAACGCGACAAGATCGAAGCCGCTCGCAAGGCGGATGAGGAAGCCCGTGCAAAACGGGAAGCCGACACCGCACACCGCACCAAGATTGCGACCGACATTGCCGACGCGCTGCGCACCATGTCGGGACGCGCCACCCCCGAAGCCATCGCGGAAGCCCTGATTGCTGGGCAAATACCGCACTGCACCGTGAGGATGTGACCATGAACCATATCGCGACAGTTGAGCACGACACGCGGGTTGCTCCCTACCATGACAACGAAATCCATTCTGACGGCCTCCTTGGGGTAATCGAGCGCCTCGCCAGCAACGACAAGCTGGATGCTGATAAATTCGCCGCCATCGTGAAGGTCCGCGCCGATGAACGGGCCGAGTTACGACGGATCGAGCGTGAAGACCGCGAAGACGCGGCGCGACGGGAATGGCTTGCTGCCTTCTCTGCCGTCCAGTCGGAAATTGGCCCTATCTTTCGGACCAACGACAACGAGCACACCAAGGTGAAGTACGCCGACCTTGCCGACATCGAACGCGTCGTCACTCCTATTCTGACGAAGCACGGCTTCTCCACCACGTCGGCGCCGATCCCTTGCGATCTTCCCGGCCATATCCGCATGCGTTTGACGCTCGGTCACGCGGGAGGTCATGAGAAGGTCTACGAAGACGATTTCCCGCTTGACGCAACCGGCTCCGGCGGCAAGGTCAACAAGACACCTATCCAAGCCAAGGGTAGCACGCAGACCTATGCCAGGCGCTATCTCAAGGCCAGCGCCCTTGATCTCGCGTTCATGGATGACGGCGACGGCAACCAGTCCAAGCCTGCGGTCGATACCATCTCTGAAGACCAGCTTATCGAGCTTCGTGAAATGATCGAAGCCGCTGAGGCGGACGAAGCCCGCGTATGTTCGATGGGAAACATCAAACGACTTTCCGACATGCCGGTTGGTGATTTTGACAGCGCTATGAGCATGCTCAAGCGCCGCTTCGATGAGAGGCGCGGCTGATGATCCAGATTTTCGACTGCGAACAGAATTCGCCTGAATGGTACGCCTGCAGAGCAGGAATCCCAACGGCGTCAAAATTCCACACCGTCATGGCTTCCGGTCGTGGCGGCGGGGAGAGCAAGACCCGCGAAGACTATCTCTACGACCTTGCCGGCGAAATTATAACTGGCGAGCCGACCGAGAGCTATTCGAACGCACACATGGAGCGCGGTCACATCCACGAGCCGAAAGCACGCGAGATGTACTCCTTCATCACCGACGCTGAAATCCAGCGAACCGGGTTCATCCGTAACGGCGATAAAGGCGCAAGCCCGGATGGCCTGATCGGCGCTAACGGGATGTTTGAAGCTAAGTCGAAACTCCCTCGCCTGCTTATCAAAAGCCTGATGCGCGATGCCTTCCCGCCGGAGCACAAAGCTCAATGCCAAGGTGCGCTCTGGGTAGCAGAACGCGAGTGGATCGATATCGTTATCTACTGGCCGAAAATGCCTCTTTTCGTGAAGCGAGAGTATCGAGACAGCGCCTATATCGTTTCACTCGCGGCGTCTGTGAAGCAGTTCAACGAGGAACTTGCCGGGATTGTCGAAAAGATTCGGCAATACGGCGCGCGCCCTGCCGCAACCCAAAAAGATATTGATGCTATTCGCCAGCATCCGATGATGGCGGGCTGATCCATGGCGAGCCCGATCAACCTCATCTGGAACGGCGATGCTTTCGAGCCCGCCAACAAATTCTGGGCTTCGAAATGCGATCAGCGTTTCGTCGTTGGTCAGGGCTACGTCATGGACGAGGTCCACCAGCGGAGCCTTGCGAGCCACAGCCACTATTTTGCCGAGTTGCACGACCTGTTCGAAAGCCTGCCGGAATACATGACCGAGGCAATGCCGAGCGAGGATCATTTTCGCAAGCATGCCCTCATTCGTACCGGCTACCGATCAACAACCCATCATTTTTGCAAGACCGAGGAAGAAGCCGAGCGGCTGGAAGCGGCTGTCCGGCCATACGACACCTATCAGATTGTCGAGCGCGAAGGCTGCATCGTCACGGTTCACCACGCTCTTAGCCAGGATATGAGATCGATGGACAAGAAGACATTCGAGGAAAGCAAAGAGGCTGTTTTGAACTGGTGCCATGCGCTCGTCGGTTCCAACCGTACTGCAGCGAGGGCGGCATCATGAGCGACCGTCCCATGCTTTTCAGCGGCGCGATGATCCGCGCCAATCTCGCGGACATCAAAACTAACACGCGCCGCGACCTCACGAAGACCTTCGCGAAGTATCCTCAGCTTGACGGATACGAGACAACCGGCACTCTGAAAATCCTTGAAGGCAAGAGCGTGCCTCATGTTGAGTTCGTTCACTCTACGCTTGGGCTGTGGGACCAAGAGCGCAACCCGACCGGTCGCAGCGGATGGTATGTGCCACTTAAGGCCGCTGTAGGCGATCGTTTCTGGGTTCGCGAGAGCTGGAAGGCAACTGGCCTTGCTGCTTTCAACAAACCTTCCGAGACCAGAATATGCGGCCGGTTTGCCTATATGGCCGATCCTGAACAACTGCGCCGCGATGAAATGATTTCATGGCGCCCGTCGATTCATATGCCCCGCTGGGCATCACGCCTGACGTTGGTCGTCACTGGCGTGAAGGTCGAACGGCTTCAGGATATCAGCCGCGAAGACGCTATTGCCGAAGGGCTGGAATGGGTAGCTCCCACCTATGGCATCAGCGGCATAGCGTCAACATGGAACGGCGATCCCCGCGAAAGCTACTTCGCCCTTTGGGATCATATCAACGGCGCAGGAGCCGCGGCGAAAAATCCGTGGGTGGTCGCCTACACCTATACCGTCCATCGCGGCAACATCGACCAGATCGAGAGGGAAGCATGACCCGCCTCATCTTAATCGCCATCCACTCATGGAACGCATGGAGAGCAAAGCGCCGTCTGGCCCGTGCTTTGCCGGACATCGTAGAGCGTCGGGATAACGTCCTCCCCGCGCTCCGTCGAAAGCATAAGAACACCAAGCCAGTCATAGCACAGAACCGCAGGGTTATTCATGCTGCTCTTGGGCTGGAGGTGAAGTGATGTCAAACCGTCAACAGCGCCTCGCTGCAAAATCATTTGAACGTCGCGGCCTTCGTGGCGAGTGGGGAGAATGGCGCAAGAACCCGTTGCCTCGTGGCATTCCCGGTAGCCGCTACGGCACATGGCCATCGGAGATCAGGGAAGGATGGGGAAACAACCTTTATGCCGTCCTGATCCGCCCGTTTGTCGATGAAAACGGCAACAAGGTCACTCACCTTGCTATCCGCACCATATCACAGTTGGAACCGCCGTGGCGGGACATGCAGCGCATCAAGAACGAAATCTGCGGACCAGAAGCAACCGCCATTCAGGTCATGCCGCCTGAATCCGAATTGGTCGATGAAGCCGACATGTACCACATGTGGGTCATCTCACATCGGCTTCCGTTTACTCTTGCTTATGAGAGGACGGCTTGATGTCCAGACGCAACTTCACCCGCAACCAGCGAGAAGAGATCGTAGAGCGGTCGAAGCGCGACGGCAAGATTTGCTGCGAGCGATGCAGCCTCGTCCTTGGCGCCAAGCCTTACGAGATCGACCACATCATTGCCGAAGGTCTGCGGCCGGAAGCGGACAAGCAGAAGAAAATCACCATCGCGGAAGGCCAGCTTCTCGGCATGGAATGCTGCCATCGCGGCGAGGCCGGGAAGACAAATTCCGACGTTGCCAAGATTGCCGAGGCGAAACGCCGGTACGACCGCGCCAACGGTTTGAAGCGTCCGAAGCAGTCGATCCGCTCCGCGCCTTTCCCCAAATCCGAGAAGCCCGCCCGCGAGCCCAAGGCCCAACTTGCCTACCGGAAATTATACGAGGAACGCCAGCCATGACCTTCAAACTCAAGAGGGTACGCCAGTGCGAAAAGTGCCCGTGGAAAGTCGGAACTGACCCGCATGAAATCCCGCACGGATACAGCGAGGCACAGCATCGGGCGCTGACCGCGACGATAGCCACGCCCGGCGATCTCCGGTCAACAGTCCCTGCGATGTCCTGCCACGAACATCCGGTTGAAGACGAGGCGCACTGCGTCGGCTGGCTGATGAATCAGCTTGGCGTCGGCAACAACATCCCGCTGCGCATTCGAATGCTGTCTTGCGAAAACATCGGAGCGGTCAAGATCGACGGCCCTCAACACCAGAGATTCGAGGAGACTTTGCCATGACCGAGGCGCAGATCGAAGAAGCGAAGTCAATCGCGGCCGATATCAATTCACTGCTCCCCGGCGAGATGCGCCAAATGACGTTCTGGCACAATGCGGCTCTGAAGATGGCTGCCGCCCTCGCTCTTCCCCATACAGGGGTAGTGAAGGGGCTGGAGTGGACCGTTCGTTGTGGAATAAGCTACGCCGAGACCGTGGTTGGCGTCTACAAGGTCGCGGGTAACGGGGCATGGTGGATTAATCATGGTCCCGTGCAGGGTGATCTCGGCAGGGACGCCGCCCAATCCGACTACGAGCGCCGCATCCGTTCCGCTCTGATCGGCGGTGACGCGCTATGAGCCGGTCAGGATATTCCGAAGATTATGATGATCAGTGGGCGCTCATCCGCTGGCGCGGCGCTGTTACGAGCTCGATCAGAGGGAAGCGCGGACAAGCCTTCCTGGCTGAAATGCGGGATGCTCTTGACGCGATGCCAGAGAAGAAACTCGTAGCGATGGAATTGGAAGTGGCGGGCAGTGTTTGCGCCATCGGTGCGGTTGGCAAAGCTCGCGGCGTCGATATGTCGGTCATTGACCCGGAAGATTATTCGTCTGTCGCTGGAAAGTTTGGCATCGCTGAGCCGCTTGCACAAGAGATTGTCTACCTCAATGACGAGGCAGGCCCTTGGAAAGAGACCGACGAACAGCGCTTTGCTCGCATGAGACGCTGGCTCGACAAGACCATCATTCCCACACAGAGCGAGGAAACCCCATGACTGATGACCGCGCATGCGCCGCTACGCCACCCGCCGAATTGGAACGGCAGATCATGGATTCCAACATCCCGAAGAACGAACGCGAATGGTGGGCTGCTCGCGAGATCGAACGTCTCCGCTCCACCCTCCCCACAGCAGATAGCGCGGTAACGGAGGGGATGGAATTGAAGCCTTGCCCGTTTTGCGGGTGTGCACCACGCATAGTCGAGCCCCATGAAAGCGACAGGTCCATCGAAGGAGAGACAGACGACGAGGAATGGCTGTCGTTTATCGAGTGCGATTGTGTCGACATGTTTTTTGTCAAGGGGTCCGCAACGTCGCAAGACGAAGCTCGTCAATCTGTCATAGACGCATGGAACCGGCGTGCCCTCTCCGCCGCCCTTCAACCGCCAAAGGTGCAAGACACAGCGCCCGTGGAGCATGTGGTGGGTATCTCGCCCGACCATATCGAGGAGTTGCGCCGGTCGGCAGCAATGATCCGTAGGTGGATACCGGAAACTTTCCCCGAGAACGAACTCGGGCAAGTCCACTTCGCGCGCGCCGTCATCGAGTCCGTCGCCAGCACGATCGAGCGCGCACTCGGTATTCCCGATGGCTCCGACGTTGTTACCGATCATGGGTATAAAAGCACGTTGCACCCCGGAAATGTACCATCGGGAGGCGACGAATGAGGGTCCTCGTCGCCTGCGAATATTCCGGCCGCGTCCGGGATGCCTTCCGCGCTCTGGGGCACGACGCTTGGTCCTGCGATATCCTGCCATCCGAAGCTGATCCGGCATTTCATATCGAGGCCCCGGTTCAGTCAGTCCTGCATCTGGGATGGGACCTGATGATCGGGCACCCGCCGTGCACCTTCATGGCGAACAGCGCCAACAAGCATCTGTACATCGACATGAAGAAGGAAAACGGGCGCAACGAAGAGCGCTGGAAGAGCATGGCCGAAGCCAGATGGTTTCGGCGCTTAGAAAAGTGCATTCGAGAAATGCCCAAATCCGCAGAGGTCACCGTCCGCGCGGGTGGCCAGATACTCATCCATGAGCGGGGAGCAACCCGAAGGTATTTCGACAAGCACGGCGACACCGACAACGTTCCGCACCTCGATAGCTTCAATGCAACTCACATCGTCGGTGAGGAAAGTTCGATATGAGCGACACCCAAAAATCACCACCCGCAGCGAGTTCGCGGGGGATCAAGCCGCTCGAATGGAAGCCTGCAGCGCTCCACCATGCCTATGGCCTTGTGATTGACATCGCTCTTACGCCCTTCGGCTCATACCGCATACTCAAGGGCTCTCAGGGCCGGTTCGAGGTGTATTTCGGAGACATCGTTCTATCGGGCTCGATGGACGATAAGGCCGAAGCAATAGCATTCGCTCAGAGAGACTGGGAAAAGCACATTCGCGCCGCCCTCGCAGCGTCGGAGGGCTCGACCGATGAGTGACCACACACAACGCTATCCATTTTGCCGCGTCAGCTACTGGAAGGGCAACAGCGCCGCCTCTTCAGATGAAGATTGGACTGTGTGCAAGGTGACGCCGCTTGGCGCCTATAGCTATGGCGAGCAGTCATTCGATAACAGCCAGGCGGGGATATATGCTCGGGACACGCTCTTAAGCTTCCTCGACAAGGTCTATGACCTCGGTCGCTCCCACGCGAAGCAAGAAATCCGCGAAGTCCTCGGTGTGAAGGATCCGCGCTCATGACTGATCACACTCCCGGCCCTTGGCACTATGAAGGCCCGAAAGACAACATTCATGTTTGGTCGAGCCCGGTAAATCGCGTCTGCTTCATGACCAGCGACGGCCCGACCGAGGCTAACGCCCGATTGATTTCTGCTGCGCCAGACCTTTTGGCCGTTGTCCTCGAAATACAGGAAATGGGGTGGACGAACCTCGACCACGGTCATGGCATGGCGGTGCGTAGGAAGGCATTGGCCGCCGTTCAAAAGGCGATGATGCCATACAGCCAAAACCCAGCACCCGTCCCGAGGGCGCTGGTATCCACGCCTCATATGCCAGACGCCACAAAGCAGGAATTCGATTAATGGTAAAACACAATATCAACGAACTTCTTATCTGCGACCGATGCGGGGCAATAGTCGCCATTGGAAAGTACAGGCCACTATCCCGGCCAGGTCGGGATGTCGCGTGCATGGCGGACATGAGGTCCATACCCGCAGAGCAGGCGGATAAAATGTTGGAGAACTATCTTCCCAACCGCAACGCCTCCCGAAAGCAGGAAGGAGAGAAGCCGTGATGGCGACACCCGAACAGATCGCCGCTGCATGGGCGACGTGGCATGTTCGTCACAAAGGCAGCATTGGACCCGGACCCGGCTTTGTCGAGGCTATCAATGCGGCGCTGGACGCTTCCCCTGACGCCACCGAGATAGAGTCTCTGAGACGGGAGAACCGCGAGCTTCGGGTGGCGCTTGATCGGATCGTTGCCCGCAGCCGTAACGGCGAGCTAGGCACATCCAAGGTCATCGACATGCGCAATATCGCGGAACAAGCCCTTACGATGGAGGACATCCACCGCGAACAGCTTGACCGGCCGCGCCTCAAGCCTGCCCGCGCCCTATCATCGGAAAGGACGTGAGATGAAATTCACCGAAGAACAGCGCAAAATCCATGAATGGGGCAGGATGGAACGAGATTTGGCAGAAATTGCAGACCTTTCGCCGCATGGAGGCTGGCTTTATCGTTTCTGGAAATGGCTGGAAAGTATAGCCAGAGCCGAGCGCCAAGCCATTATAGAGGAAAGAGACACCGCCCGAACCGCTCTCCGTAACGCCAAGGAGAGCGAGGAATGAAAGACCGTGTCGACTTCACCGACAAAGGAACGCTTGACGAGGTTGTTTGCTCGGCCGGCGCTCATCTCGAATGCATGGGCGGAAACCGATGGGTCCTTGAGTTTCAGCATGCGGACGGCACATCAACGGCATTCTGGTTCGGATCGAAGGATTTAAGGAAACCCTTCTGGGAAACGCGCAAGCCCAAAGACGGCAAGGCGGTGCAGCCATGACCTCACCGCTCAACCAACGCCCCTGCTTCCTTGGCTGCAGAATAAACAGAATGAAGATCAAATACCACGGCGGCTCATTTTGTGCCGGCGCTATCGTCGGCCTAGTCTTTGCTGGCCTGAGCCCTTGGTGGCTGCTGGTGGCTCTCCTTTGCCTCTTGTCGAGCGGCCACGGCCTACAATGGAAGAACGACGGCCAAGGATGGAGGTGGAAATGACGGTCCTTGACGAAGCTATATCCCCGGCCGCGGCTGTGGACATCCTGTGGAAACGTGGTGTCCAAATTTCCGAACGAGCTTTGAGGGAGCGAGCAAGGGAGATTGGTGCTTATCGTCAGATCGGTCGGGCACTTTTCTTCACTCCCGCCGATCTGGAAAAAATAACGGAGCCAGTTGCATGCTTACCCTCACGAGACGCCCCAAAAGCCCGTTCTGGTACGCGCGCGGCACGGTCAACGGTGTCCGATTTGAACGAAGTACGGGCGAGACTTCGAAGCCTGAAGCGCGGAAAAAGCTAGCCGATATCCTGCATGAGGCTCAGCAGGCGCAAGCCGCGCCGCAAGCTTCCGATTGGCGGGACACTCCGTTTGCCACGGCCACAAAGGCCTACCTGAACAATGGCCGCGACAGTCGGTTTCTAGACAAGATCATTGAGCACTTCTTGGACGTTCCGCTCGGCGACATCGACAACGCCGCAATGTCGCGGGCCGCAAACGCCATCTATCCAGGGCGGGCCCCGGCCACCATCCGCCGTCAACTGTATGTTCCGGTCAGCGCCATCATCAACTTCATGAAGGATGACAAGCTACGCGCGCCGAAGGGTGGGGGCCAGCGTACCCTATTCATGCGGCCGGAAGAGGTTGAAAAGCTTATACAGGCGGCTCTGTCTCAGCCGAGTCCCTATCTTGCGCCGCTGATAACGTTCCTTATCGGACAAGGCACCCGCATGGGGGAAACGCTGGCGATGAAGGGCAGCGATGTGAATCTGGATGCACGGTATGCTATCATGCGCGATACCAAGAACGGCCATGAGCGCACGATAGCGCTTATCCCTCGTGTGGTCGCAGCGTTGTCTTTGCTGCCGACGATCGGAGAGGATGGGCCGGTATTCAGGAGATTTGATGGGAAGGAATTCAAGGAGCGGAAGGGGCGTGGCGGTCAGATCCGAAATCCGTTTGCCTATGCCGTCGAAAGCGCTGGGCTTACGAGTGAGGTGACGCCGCATATATGTCGTCACACGTGGGCAACATGGCATTATGCCGTGAACCGAGACCCGCTTATCTTGAAGAAGGAAGGGGGATGGATGTCGAACGAATATCAGCGGTATGTTAAAGCGGCCCCGCCTGGATTGTCTGACGCCATTAAAGCGCATAATTGGGACTTCACGGGGGAAAATCGGGGGACAGTGGCAAATTATCAAACGATAACAGGCGGCTTGTGACCCTTAGCAGGGGAGCGCCTTCGACCACTCGGCCACCTCTCCGTTCCCCGTCTTCTAAGGATTTCCGCCGCTTTGGCAATAGCCTTTCTTGCAGAAAGATGGAGCAATTTGTAGAACGACTCAGGAACGTGCGTGGGGAAGTGGGGGAAAATCGGGGGAGGATGTTCGCCGGGTGTTCTTCCATCCACATTTTTCGGCGTCTGTGGATAAAGTAGCGTTCCCCATCGTGCTATAGAAGTGAAAAGGAAAGAGTGATGCAGTGCAAGGATATCCCAGATCGTCCCATCGTCCAGTTCATTGCTGACCTGCAAGGCAATTGGGGAACTTGGTTTAGCTGGATAGACGACGCGACAGGAGACCTTGTTATTCCTGAAAATTCCGTCGTGAAGGCGATGCCGAATGGAGCAGGCTTGCCGGACAAGCTTGTCTTGGCGAAGATAGCGAGGCTGATGAAGCGTGGCCTTATTGATGGCTGCCCTTGCGGTTGCCGTGGGGATTATGAACTGACCAGCAAGGGACGCGAATTCATCGCGACAACGTTTTAGGCTTAGTAGCGCCCCCTCTACCGTGATTACAGAGGCCAAGAGGGGAAGGAAGGTGCCTGCATGACACAGGCACCTTGGGAGATACCCGCAGATGATCTACGGGCGCTGGGTTATGCCAGCGCCAAGAACGCACTGGCGATCGGCGGCGCAAGCACCGAGGCCAGCATGTCCATGCCAGTCTGGCCGGGATGCGTGCCGTCCGTGGACGTGTAGCCAGAACCGCCACCGGTCAGCGTATATGCACCGGTCGCACCGAAGTCGTAGAAGGCCACGCGCGTAGGATCGGACGCTGCGGCATAACCGGCAGCGATAGCAACCGTGCACGCCCTTGCCGCCGTCGTATCAGCATATGGGCCGATACCAACGATGCGGACCTTGGGAAGGCCAGTCAACAGCTCGTTGAGACGTGCGGTAACGGCCGCTGTCAGTCCAGCTGCGCCTTCGTTGGCAACGATATCAGACCACTGAAACATATCATTAATGCCCTCAGCTAGGCCGAGCATGTCAGGCGCCTGGGAGATGATCGACGCAATTTCGGCAGAAAGTAGAGTTGATCCCCTGACAAACCCTTGTCCGCTAGTGCCATATTGAACGAAACGCTCCTGAAGTCCGAGCATGTACGCCATTTGGCGGGTCCAGTTGCCACCCGCCCATGACCCGTGCAGGTTCTCGATGAAACTGTCACCAACCATCATCAGTTTGGCTTTGTCAGTATTCTCCGGCCACGGCAGGACGCTGATACCGCCACCTACATTGAGGCCCGCGAATTTTGTTCCGAAGCCAAGGATTAGCTCGACGGTGCGCATTCTCTTGGTGGTGTGGAGCTTGCCGAGCGCCGTGGTGAATGTCGCGCCAGTTCCGGATCCCGACGTCGATCCTTGAGACATGGTAGCTGGAGCAACGGAGTAAACGCCCGCCCGGTGCACAGCGGCGGCGGTCACTGCGCCAGCATTCACGGCCGTGACGCGAACCTGAGCTGCCGTTGAGAAGGTGCCGCCTGTCAATGTGATCACTTCCCCGACCACATACCCAGAACCGCCGGCAAGCTTCACGGGGTTTGCCAGTTCATAGCTCAATGTATCTGCGCCGAACTCACACAGAATGAAATGCTCCGTGTCATCGTTCATGCCGGGGCTATCGACCGAGTTTCGGGCCTTCGAGACGGGCTTGCCGTCAATCAGAAGCGTGTACTGGCTTTGTCCAAGGTAGGACTTCATCTTCATGTCGAAGGTGCCATCAACGAGCCAGCGATACCGGACACCAACTTTGGTGCCGGCCTTGTAACCGCTGCTGTCAACAAACGCGCCGCCGAGCTTTGTCAGGCGTGTATCGTCGCGACCGATGCCAACCGTCGTTGATCCACCTATGGTGCTATTTCCAGCCGCAGCTCCAACGGTAACAGTCGGCGGTGACGCCATCACATCAGGAACGGCGCCAAAGCCATTGAACCCGGCTCTCCAGCGGTGAAACTTCGACAGGCCGACATATGCGGCCCGCTCGACGGAAATATCGCCTCCGCTGAGGACCGGCGCCACATCGGCAGCAGCAACGTAATTTGGCATTATGCAGCCCTCGCTGTGAGTATCGCGCCGTTGTCACGGCTGACCAGTGGTTGATTGTTGCTTCTGCTCACGAGAGCGTTCGGGGGCACACCCGCGCCCGCAAGTAGGGCCACACTGCCGAGAGACAGGCTTATGGATATTTGCATGTCAGTTTCCCCGTCATTGAATGTTGAACCCGCCACGAACCATGAAACCGATGATGGCGAGGATGACGGCACCAATGATCAGCCACGCGATGCGCCCAATCATCCCTTCGATTTTGTCGATCTTCTTATCCATCCCGGCGAACTTTTCGGTGAGATTGGTCCATTGCTCGCCGCGCCTGGCGTCGGAAATATCGGCCTGCATCCGCCAGTTTTCTAAAGTCGCGATCCGGTTCGTATTGCTCGCGGCGGTTTGTTCAACACTCACGACACGGGCGCGAAGATCGAAGTTTTCGGGGTCTGGCATCATTTGCTACATCCTGGCTGTGATTTGCATGTGGTATTGTGAGCCAAGACTTGACGCGCAAACTCAATATCATTGGCGATGATGAACTGTCGGGAAGTTGGAAGGGGCGTGAGCATTTCATAGCCCGCGCCCGTCACATCATTCGCAGTTTTCGTGCATCCAGCGGCCACCCAGAGCACCGCACAAACCAGCAGGATCAAGGTCACGTATTTTGGCATTGGTTTGGCTCCGCTGTTGAATGAGTTCGATGGCCTTCTTGAGAGCCGCTGTCCGTTCAAGCTCCCTGCCCTCACTGACGGCAGCAGGACGGAGGAACGCGATGTTGACCAGATGGAACAACGGCAGGCCCATGATGAGCCCGACGACGCCACCGGCCACGAGTGAGGCGCGCGAGATCACAGCGCTTTCCCCCGATTGACCTGCCACCGGCCGGTGTAGAACATGAACCCGACGAGGAGGGCGATAAGCATCAGGGAGAACCCGCCGAGCGCATAGGGATTGTTCAGGCCGGTAACGAGCGTGACGCCGAGCCCGACTGTCCCCGTCCCGCCGATTGTCGTCAGCACCGTGCCACTCTGGCCGGCGGGCTTGTCGTCAGCCTTCGCATCGGCAACCGTCACGTCTACGGGGCGTAGCGTTTCATTTGCCGCCTCCAGCGCATCAAGGAAATTCTTGTGGTAGCTGGCAATCAGCACCTTCTTATCCGTGCCGTTGACAATCTTGCGGGCGCCTTCCGGGTCGTCTGTCTTGGCGTTGAAATAGTCGAGAAGCTTCTTTCCGGTGAACATACCGTCAACCATGCCGTCGAAGATGACGCGCACAGACACGTCTAGCTTGAGTGCATCGGCCTTCGTAACCCCAAACTTGTCGTAGTTTGCCTTGTGGGTAATCTGGACGAGGCCGCGCCCGAACCATCCATCCCGCCAATAAGGCGTTTTGACCCATGCCAGCTTTCCAGCATTCCAAGCCTTTTCGAGACGAGCAATGGCTTGGCCGTCCGATGTGGCGAAGGTTTCGCGAACCGGCTGCATACGGTTGCCGGTCTCATGGAACGCAGTAGCCAGAATATATGCCAGCCACCGCTTATCCATTAGGCCGCGCTTGTCCCACTCCTTCAGGATCGCGGTCATGCCGTCGATTTGGGCTTGCGCGAGACGCCCACCGAAGGGCGCACGGCGCACGTATGCGAGGAACGTGGTGATGTTCATTAGCCTGTCCTTAAATTGTAATTCAGGGTTGAAAAGAGCCCCGAAGGGCTATAGAGGCGAATGGAACGGCGAGATCAGGCCAGTGATGGATATTCACCAAGTCATCGAAAAACTAAGGACCGCGCCTACCCCGTCACGGGCACTCGACAGTATGGTAGCGACTGCGCTTGGTTTCAGGCATTTCCCGAAGACAAAAGAGCGCGATGCCTATTGGATTTCTCCCGATGGGGAAGAAGTAAGAATTCCCAGATATACGACATCCATCGACGCCGCTTACAAACTGGCGGCAACCTTGTTTCCACGCACGAGTGGTGGTGCCAGCTGGGACGATAAGGACGGAGCGGCCTCTATCGGCTCTGCCGGTTATCATGTCGCTGCAAATACCCCTATGGCGATCTGCATCGCCACACTCGTTAAACTCTCCCACGGTCAGGACAAATAATGAAGAAGGCGCTCTGGATTACGCTCGGTATCCGTGGGAATGCAGGAGATGCTCTTATCTATCAGGCAACCCGTAAGCTGTTTGAAGGCATTATTGATCTAGACTTCCGCTGTGTGAGCGATCCGGTCTACATCCGTGAAGGTCAGGAGACACCTCAAAACGTCATCATCGGCCCCGGCGGGATTATCGTTCAAACCAACTCGTCAAAGCACCTTCACGAGAAGCTTGCAAAGCAATGGGACCGGCTGCAGGAGTCGAATTTCTATCTCTGGTCTACGGGAATTCTCGCAAAGCCGTCAGAGATGGAAGCCGATTCAGTTCGCCGCTTCACCGCCAATTCGAAGAAGATCGTCGTCCGCGCAAACCGGGAATCCGATTATATCCGTGGCATAGATCCACAAACGGCGCCGGAATGGTCTCCCTGCGCATCCCTCTTTGTAGACAGCCTATTCGACATCAAACCTCGTAAGCGCGATGTCGTCGTGGTCAATTTCGATTCCTTCCTCTTCACGGAAGAGAATTTCCAGGATCACCCGCTACGCCGGTTCAGGGCTTACGCCGAGTCCGAAGGCCTAGAAGTGCGATCGATGGTCAATGCCTTTGGCGACAGCAACAGGATGTCTCTTGAGCTTTTCCCTCTCATCGACATTGACCAGCCAGTTTTCACCGAAGTTCTTCAAAAGGAACTCGCCGGCAAGGATTTTAACAAAGAATTTACGGCCGCTCTGGTAAAACACAAATCCTTTGCAGATCGCTATCTTGATTGCCGGTTTGCCTTTGGAAAAAGGCTCCACGGCTGGCTTCCGTTCCTCGCCTTCGATGTTCCGTCTGCTTTCATCGGAATGACCGAGCGCCGGGGAATGCCGATGGATTATTTCGGATCGAACGACTTTCTCTGCAATGTCACCCGCAACGCGAAGATGACGCGAGACCAGCTTGAGAACATGGCAAACATGATGATCGAAAAGCTTTACCACTTCATCCGCGACGAAGAACGATTGGTATCCTCGATTTCAGAGACCCGTGCCGCACTTGCCGAGAAGGTGCATATCCAAGCCAATGAATTCGCCGCCTCCCTCGCCTGATATTTGGAGCAGAATATGACCCGTGACACAATTGCAGAACTCGAAATACAGCTTGACGATGCCAAGCGCTCCTACCTTCGCGCCCAAGGCTGGGATGTGACGCACAACACCCCAGGCTCAGTTTCAATGTGGCAGCGCGACTTTGATCAAGGCGTGGTTATGACAGATATCAATCAGGCCGTTCAGATGACCATGACTGCACTTGACCCGATCGATAGCAGGCCGGACGAGGATAGCGCCGAATAGGCTCAGTGAACCGTTTCGAGAGCCGCAAGCCGTTCGCGCAAGTCCTGCACGGTGGCGATGAGAAGCGGAACGAACTTCGAATAGTCCACCGCCATCATGTCGTCTTCCGTTTCGCCAAGGGCGACGACGGACGGCGCAATTTCCAGAACCTCTTGAGCGATGACGCCGTAAGCCCGGGTCCCATCGATCTTCCACGCAAAGTCATAGACCTTGATCTGGTCGAGAAGCGCCGGGTCGATAGACTGGAAATCCTCTTTCAGCCGAATGTCCGAAGAGGTGTTGAACGCCGTAGCAGAGCCGTTCGTGGTGATCGAACCAACTTGGGTAGGCGTGGCTCCGGCGTCGTTGTAGAAACGGTTGTGTGTCGTGTTCGCCGTTCCCGAACTGAACGTGTTGATAAACGGGCCGGCTGGCGTGACCATCACCCCGACGCCTGCCGTTGTGGTCGTGTTGGTCGTACGGCCCCATAGCTGCGTGGTGGCGGTGAAGCGCAACACTTCCGTTCCGTTGGCGGAATAGCCGACGATACCAGAGCCAGCCCGCCAGAAGCCCGTGTCAGAATCGCTCCCGAAACTATAGGAAGGTGCCCCGACCGCGCCGTCATTGGCCCACACAAGATTGGTGACGGCCGGATTACTAGTCCCCGCCCCGCCAAATAGCGGCGTTGCAGCGCCAAGCGCCTGTATAGCTCGGTACGTGAGTACAGTGCCCGAAGTGACCATACGGATGACTGTCAAAGCGGCTGCCGTATTGTTAAGCTTTATGTTCTCCGCATTGATCTTTGTTGCCGAGGTGGTGCCGCCAACAACAATACCGCTGTAGGTGCCCGCCGATGATAGGCTGACCTCGAATATATCGATGTTTTTAACGGTGCCATCGAACTCCCCAGACAGCATCTCAATGCCATGCTCCTTGCAGTTCCCTACAGTGAGGCCGTCAATGACAAAGCCTGTATGCGTGCCGGACATCGAAATGACGCAGGTTGTCGCGCCATCTTCACTAGCCTTTAGAGTCCCGGTAAACTGGCAGTCATCGATGCGGTATTTCTCGCCGCCAGTAATTTGCAGGGGAATACCAGTCGCACCCGAAACATTGCACCCGGTGATGTGTGAACCTTCCCCGAGCATGCCAGAAAGCAGGCTGTCTCCGCTCTCGGAAAAGACGTGCTGCATCTTGATCTCGGCATTGATCGCGTTGTCGCCAAGATTGCGGACAAGGGCGAGCGACATGGCGTGGACTTCGCAGTCACGGAATACAAGGCGCCGGAACCCGGTAGATTTCTTCTGTTCCCAGCTAGAGCCCTCTGTGTAGTCACCATCTGCAGGCCATTGCAGGTTGTGCCCGTAGCGGGCGTTGGAAAACACACAGTTTGTGAAGACAAAGCCACGGCCCCAGAGATCCGTCAGATACCAACTGTCGCTCATGAAGCAGTTATTGAAATAGATATCAAAGTCGACAGGCACCACGGTTGAACGCTTTGCCTGGATAATGATAGACTGTGGGCTGCCCACAAGAAACGCAGTGGTGCTGCCGCGAATGTCAAGGTTATTGAATGATAGTGAGAACGTGTCGATGACAAACTTTGCACCGGCCGTGACACTCGTCGTTCGCAGGACCGAACAACGCCTATCTATCCCGTTGATAGCCAGTCCAAGGCAGGCAGCAGGGACATTCAGGGTCGTGTAAAGGAACTGTCCAACGGGGACTAGCAAAGCCTTCTTCGCACTGGTGCCAAGTGCAGCGCAGTAAGCGATTGTAGCCTGTAAAGCGGTGGTGTTATCTGTAGCGTTGTCTCCTACACAACCGAACCATTCGATATTCATGTCTCCGCTGAATTGACGAACCCAAGCGCCAGATGAAGCGGCAATGGCCGTTGCCTTGACGACAATGCCTTCCTGGGTATCCGCCGTAACCAGCGTGGAATAGTCACCCGTCTTCCAAAGGAAGATGCCTTCCCGCCCGCTCTCCTGAAGAATGGCAACGAGGTCTTTCGTCGTATCGAGGGCCTTCAAGGCGGTTCTCGTGGCGACATATGGGGCTGTATCGAGGATGTTGCGCACGTCTGCGACCAGCGAAGAACCCATCAAGGAACGGCCAACGCTTGTCGAATCCATAAGCGCCCATGTGCCTGCACCAGTTGCATATGGCGCCTTGTTGGCAGCGCTTGTCAGGGCGGCGATAGCGGCCAGATCGGTGTCAAATCCTTGAACAGTCGATCCAATAGCGGCGGGTTGGAGCGCGGTCGAGGCAAGCGCCCCCTGTGAGGCAGTGGCAAAATCAGACGAAGCCGCAACAGCAGCAGTCCCAAGCCCCAAGGTCGTGCGCTGTGCGCTCGCGCTCGCATCATCGATAAGCGCACGTCCAGCGGCCGACAGGTCAGCGAGAGCCCATGTGCCGGACCCTGTAGCATACGGGACTTTATCCGCTGCACTGGTCAGGGCTGCAATCGCTGCTAGATCAATATCATACCCCTGAACTGAAGAGCCTATAGCCGCCGGCTGCAAAGCACTGTCTGCCAACGCGCCTTGAGCGGACGAAGCAATAGAAACCCCAATATCGGTCGGCTGGAGCGCTGTATCGGCTTTATCACCCTGCGCAACGGAAGCGGCGAGCGCCTCAATGGCCTGCGCTGTCGTTAGCGGCGTCATGCGCTTTGTGGGGTTAACTCCAGCCTCTGCTTCTGCCTGAGACGCAACAGGAGCCCCGGCGTCAACCAGTTTCTGGATTGTGGTCTGCCGCGTGGTTGCGCCGTCGATGGGTACAACTTCGCTGGCTACCGGAGAAGCCTCTACCGGCAGTGCATTGATTCTCTCGATCGCCAAGGGATGTGTTCCTTTACAACTTGATGCACACGAGGACGACAGACGCACGCACACGGGTTTCCAGCGCGAGGCCGCCCGTGTTGTTGTCTGTCGTGAACGTGTGGGTATGGGCACCGTTCGAACTGGTTGTTCCGGGTGTCCCTGTGTCGCCGTTTCCGAAATCAGCAGCGAGAGGAGAACCGCTCCCTTGGTTGTCACGAGGGAACGTGTGTGTATGCGCCCCTGACGAAGCTGTCGTGCCAGGGTGTACATGGTTCTTGATCGCATCGGCCTGCACGGCGCCTACGGTCAGGGAGGCGTCGAAGCCCAGACCGTCATCAGCGCCGCGATGGAACCTCGACCGGCTGTCAAACAACGGCATGCGTTTGTTGGCCGCATAGTCGGCCGCAGCCGACGCCCCGCGAGTTGACGCCGCACCCGCGCTCGTCTGGATTGGAAGTGCTGTATTGTCGAACTGCCCCCAGAGCAGAGTAAACAGATCCTCGGTATCGGAGTTGGCGCGAGTGGTTGCACCAGATGCAGCGTTTCCAATCGTGCCGCCGTTTTCCTTGATCCAGCCGGTTGGAGCTGTCGTGCGGCGGAACCCGAGAACCGTTCCGGTTGGTGTTGCCGCAGCGATAGCGGAAGTTAATTCGTTGAGCTGAGCCAGAGTGACATAATCGCCGTCTGCCGTGCCTTCTCCGGCATTGGTGACCTTGAACCCCCCCATATCGAGATGGCCAATCATCGGTGCAGCGCCGTTGCGCGGAAGCGAGTTGGTGAGCGCGGCCGCTAGGTCTTCCAAACTTGGATTGTGCTGGCTGGCGAGGATCACCTGTCCGGTGACAGCCAAGTAGCCCGGTGGAAGGCTGTACACACCGTTCGAATCGCGGGGGATGGCCGTAACTCCTCATAGAAAAAGGCCCCGCGATTGCGAGGCCTCGAAGGTTGGTGTATGGATCAGGAATGCAGATCGATCACGACAAGAACGAAGCGAAGAAAACCGGCCTTCCCGACTTTGATCGGGCATGGGTCCACAAGAAGTATGGGTCTGACGTGCACTGGACGGCCATGCTGCCGCTGGTGTTCATTTCAGCGGCAGTCTATTTTTACCGGACCGGCTGGCCGTTTTAGTTTGCGGTTCCCCCGGCCGTTGCCCCGACACTTCCGCCGATCAACGCCTTGATAACCATCTGCTGCGCATTCGTGAGCCGCTGCCCACGCGCTACAGCGCCCGCAAGCTCCGCATTTGCCCTCGTCGGTGAGCTTTCCATCAGTGCTCGCGCGATCATGTCCCGCGTTGCCTGATTGCGCCCGCTGATACCGGCTGCACTCTGCGCAAGGGCAGTCTTTGCCGCCGCCGGCCAATTTCCCGTCAGGATGTTGCCTATAATCATCGGGTCGAACCCGCTGGCATCTGCCGTATCTGCGAGATTGTCGGCAGTCTTTGAGCCCCCAAGGGCCGTGTTTGCGGTCTCAAACATCCGTTGTTCACGGCCGATGCGGTTCATCAGCGTGTCGCCCTGCCCTTGGATGGCAAAGGCGGGGAACTCCTGCGCCGTGGCATCGCTGATCAAAGGACGCGCCTTGTTCGTCATCGGCCCCACTGCCTTTTGAACATCGGCAATGTAATCGTCGGCATAACCGGCCCGGAACCCTTGCTGCTGATCAGGACGCATGTTCGTAAACGTCGGAATGGTGTCCTCGACCCGGCCACGCCTTGCGGCATCGCGGCCCGTCTGCACAGCTTCAAGCGCCTGGCTCTGCTGGCGATAGGTATCGCGGGCGTTCCGGTAGGTGTCCGAAGCATCCTCAAGAGAGGCGTCAAGAGCATCCCTGATCGGCTTCAGCTTGGCCTGTATCGTCCCGCTTCCGCTTTCAATCATGTTGTCGAGTTCGACCTTTGCCCGGAAGGCAGTGTCGAAATCGCTCACAACATTGTCGCCATCGGTGAGCAAGGAGCGCGCGCGACGTACCACGCCTTCAACGCTATCGTCGGCAATCCCGGTGCGGGGCAAGCTTCCGGCCGTGCCGAGGAATTCGTCGGCGGCTTCGATTGCCTTCGTCGGATTGACGGAACGTGCCCCAGCGCGGGCCGCACCGTAGTTTGTGCGGGCATCGGCGGTTCGCATCGCCCGTTGGGCTGCTTCCGTCTGCTGTGCCGTCTGCGGGGATCCAAAGCCCTCTGTGAGCGCGTTCTGTATGCGGCGGCCCTGTCCTGCCTGTCTGGCCTGCAAAGCCTCTACAACGGCCTGCCTGCCGTCTCCGGGGGTGCGGACGATACCGGAAAGCATGCGCTGTCCTGAATTGCCCAAGGCGTCTGCCACTGTGTATTGCGGCTGGCCTTCTGCGACGGCCCTCGTCAGATCGTCGGTGATGTCGTCAACAGAGCGCCCGGAGCGTGCCACGGCTTCCGCCATCGCATTGGCAGCACGGCCACGATTGCCTAGCCCCATGAGACCAGCAGCGGTGTTGAGGCCAGCTCCGCCGAGCGCAAGGACAGGACGCGCTACGGCACCCATAGCGCCGCCAATGGCCGCACCCTTGGCAATATCCTCGTCGTATCCAGCAGCGGAAACACCGCCGAACGCGGCGCCTCCGGCCAAGTCCGCAGCCGTGCGACCGACAATGCCAGAATTGAACACCGTGTTCACGCCGGGAATGCGGCTCAACAGATTGCCAGCGCCGCTCATCAATTGACCGCCACCAATGACACCGCCGCCGATGTTGGCCGCCAAATTGGCTTTTGGGCTCTCTTCGGCGTACTTCTCGCGAGCCTGCTTTAGCGAACCATAAAGCTCGTCGTACTCCTCGCCAATGGTCTTGTCGGTGAAAGGAGCACGCAGAAGTGCATTCAGTCCTGCCGATGCCTTCCCCGCCATGCCACCCGTCGCCGCGTCCGTCCATGCCGCACCAGCGCCATAGGGGATGTCATACTTCGGCTTCATCGGCTCGCCAGTGATCAGGCGTTCGAAGTTCGAATGGTCGGACGGCTCGCTTTTCATCTTGGTGATTTCAGCGGCCAATGCACGGGCTGCGTCAGCATCTCCCGCCTTATCGGCGTTAACCAAAGCCTGCGAAAGTTGTTCAATAGTTGCCATTACTGACCGCCGTATTTCTTGAGAAGGTCGTCAACATTTGGAGTCGTGGCTGGTATTTCGGTCTTTTTCTCCGCGTCGGGATTTTTGAAGTATGTGCCGCCCCTCATATCGTTGGCCCGCTGCCTGTAGAATTCCAGACGACGGTTCACTGCGGCCATCGCACGGTCAAAAATCCCTTTTCGGACTTCAGGAGGCAGCTTTGAGGAACCGGCTATATCAAGAAGGATGGCGCGTTCCCCTTCAGTCGGGTTGCCGCCGAAGATTGATTTCATCTGCCCGAGCGCCTGCCCGGTTACGACGTTGTCAAGTTCCTGAGTGGCTTGGCCTGCTTCATCGCCGAACGCCCCCATGATAGTGCCACGGATACCCGCCGTTGGCCCAGAGTAGGCCTCGTCGTTAAGTTCGATAGCCCGGTTGAGCAGCGGAATGACGTTTTCAGCACCTTGAACCATCTCATCGGCCTCAAGGATGGCTTTCTTGTCGGTGGCGGTTAGCGTCTGTTCGTTCTCGCGCGGGAGCTTGCCGGTCAGGATGAAGACCTGATAAGCTGGGTCTTCCGGCTTGAGCCCAGCCTGCTCAGCTGCTGCCCGCCGTGCTTCGACCTCGTTGCCGACGTTGATTGTTTGCCCTGCACCGCCCACAGCGTCAATCTTGCCGTCGCCGCCACGCTGATAGACGCGCTGATCCGTGTCGGGAATGCCAAGCTGCTGACGCTCTTCCTTGGAAAGGACCGTATAGCCTTCGCCCTTCCTGCCAAGGGCGGCAATCTGCGCCCGCTTGTACTCGGTGTCGAGCGCAACGGCTGGATCGCTTGCGCGCTGATCGGCTTCCATCTTGCGCTGGAGCAACGCATTGACCACGGCTCGCTGTCCGTCATTCAGGTTCGGGTTTGCCGCCGCCTGCATAAGCTGCTGCATCGACGGGCCGTTCTGGCCTGCCTGATTGGGCTGCGCAGGGAAATACCCTTCTCCCGGAGTTGCTCCACCAATGCCAACGCCCGACTGATCGCCCGCCAAAAGCGCCTGAGCGACCTGTGGGTTGGTTTGCGGCTGTTGTGCGGTGTCTGCCTGCGGGATAACTGGCAACGCAGCCTGTGAGGCTCCCTGTGGGTTTGCGAGCGCTGCAGCAACGCGAGGATCGGGCGTAACCTGCTGGCCGGGGAACTGCGCCGCATATTCCGGGGTCTGGCGGAACGCCGCGGCTTCGTCGGCAAGGGATTCGCCAACCGGCAAAGGTGTCTGCGCCTGAATAGCGCCCGCTGCGGTCTGTGGCTGCGAAGGGTCAGCCAGAGCGGCGCCACGTTCTACCGGAGAAGGAAGACCGACCGAAGGGTCAAGGCTGGCAACCTCGTTGGGCTGCTGGCCCTCGAACTGAGGCAGATAGGCATTCGCGGCCGAAAGCCTGCGCTGCGCCTCACCGCCGGATTTATCGTAGCCCGCGAACTGCCAGGCATTGTTCATGAGGCGCTGGGCCTCTTCCACGCTGCCGGCCTTGTTCAAAGCTTCGATAAGCTGCGGGTTTTCCTGAAGGAAGAACTTTGCCTGCCCCGCTGGGGAAAGATCACCCGTAGCAGCAAGTGCCTGATAGCGAGGCCCACGCCACGACATAATACCGCCTGCGGTTCCCGGTTGGCCGCTTTCGCTGGGGTCGCTCCACGTCCGGTTGACGTTGCCGGGGGAGAATTTGCTTTCAGCGTTACCCGTGGCTGCAATGGCAGCGAGAGCATACGGGTTTTTGACGCCACTCTTTACCGTATCCATGAACGGGGTGAATACGTCACCACCCGCTATTTCGGCCGGCGCGATATTCCCGGCACTATCGGCCTTCGGCATGTCGCCGCCGGTCTTGCCGGGAGTGGAGGCCGGGGAACCGCCCCCAAACAGGGCGTTGTAATCCATGGCCGCATTTTCGGACAGGCCCTTTTCTCCACCCTCTATCTTCTTCATCAGCGATCGATAGAGCAGAGCGTTGCCGATGGCAGACAGGCCTTCACCTACGTTCTTCGGTGCCATGCTGCCCTTGATCATGAGGGCTTCGGCTACCTTGCGCTTACGGGCCAGCGTGTCTTGGGTTTCGCCCGTGCCTGACCCGAAAATGAACCCCGGAACTGCCATTATGCGGCCTCCTTGGCCATCTCACGACCGATGTCGAAGAGGGCGCCATAGTTGACGCGCTTCACGCCATCGCTGCCCGTTAGTACTGCGTCGGGGCGGGTTTTCTCCACATCCTGCGCCATCACGCCGGTATGTTTCTTGCCGTCATCAAACTTGCCCTTGTACCGATATTCAAACAGATCAAACCCCTTCAGGTTTCCGACCTTTTCGATATCCTTCTTCACACGGCGATCCGAAGCCATGATAGCCGACGATCCAAGCCCGAACAGACCTCCAAGGATACCGTTCGTCTGCCCCATCTTCGCATTGTAGGCACCGAGCTGGTTTTGATAGTTCTGGTTGACCAGACCGGCATAATCGACTGTGGCAGCTGTCGGGTTCTGGATGTTCTGGAATTGCGGAGCCGAGACCTGCGACCCGGAAAGCAGCGCCGTGATTTCGTTGATCGGCTGGTTTCGTGCCGTCAAAGCCTCTTGGACTGCCTGAGAACGACCGGTTAGCGCAAGATTGTTATAGGCATCGTTCTTCGTTTGGCCGAAGTTGTTCATCGCCGCATCATAGGCAGCCGAGCCTTCGCGGACGCCCTGGTTAACAAGCCGAGTGCGCAGCGCTTCCTCATCTCGCGCGAAGCGAGGATCAAGACGTTTGGAACCGAGTTCGTTCAGACGGGCTTCGACCGCTTCGTTGTTGAGATCGACAGGCGAACTCAATAAACCCTGAATGCGAGCGGACTGCTCCTTGCCGATGTTGGCAATGTTCTGCTGCGTTGACTGATTGGTGTCGTAGATGCCCTGCTGGGCAGCGGAAAGCGCCGTTGTCGCCGTCGTGATCGGGATATTGTAGACCTTCCCGCTCATCGGGTCGGTCCACTTCTTCGTGCCAGTCTGGCTGTAGGTCCGCGTGCCGTCAGGTCCAACCTGATTTACGTTTTGCAGATAGCCGTTCGCAATCGCAGTCCCGATATTTGTACCGGTTTGCGCTGATGCGGTCTTTTCCGGATCCGGAGCTGCCGGCGCCTTTGGTTTGCCCAACTTACTGTCCTTTCACGATTCGACAGGACGGGTGAGCCCGCCAGTCTTCGTCTGTCAGCGTAAAGACGATTTCTGCCTCGTCCCTGCCCCGAAGGCGCGGAATGCGGTAGCTCTTGAACCCGAACCGCTCGGCAATGGAGATCATACCGATGTTGCGCTCGGAAACCCGGAGTGCACAAAGCTGGCAGCCCCATCGATCAAAGGGCAGCGAGAACATCGCATTCAATACGGACCTCGCCAGCCAGCGCTTTGAAATGGAGGCCGACGTGAGTTCGATGACGCCGGTTTCGACATACCAATTATGGTACAGAACACCCGCAATAAGCTTGTCACCGTCGAACACGCCGAGCGAAGCGAAGTCTGTAATCCGCCCCGGTTCCCCCCAGATGATCCCGCAGACGAAATCACCAATCATGGCGTTGAGTTCCGGACTGCTTTCGGGCCCCGCCTCTATCACGTTCAAGTCACGAACCCGCCGCTGTCGTAGAGAACATCCGTACGGATAATTTCAGCGTCTATTGCGACGAGGCTACCACTGGTAATCTGCAAGGCTGGAGCAATCGTTTCGCCGGCTCCTCCCACTGATCTCCACCGTTGGAAAACAGACTTTTCCGTTGGCCTGCCCCATACGCTGTCGCCCCAAACACCAGAGCCCCAGGTTCCTGAAACGGAAACAGGAGAAGCGTCAGGCACGTTCGGGAGCGAGACGTTGTAGTCCTTCTGGATGGAAAGCCGCTCATTGAGCGCTGTTGAGGCCTTAAGAACCGCGCGGGCCATCGATACCGATTTGAGGCCGAGCGTACCTATGGGGTCGAATGAGGGCAGATAGGTGGCTGTATAGGGCAAGCCGTCGTCTAGGCCGGTGACATTCAATTCAAACACCCGCCCCTCTGTCGTGCCGCAAAACAGGCGATCTTCGAATACCTGGAGGCAAGTGGCGCCCCAATTGGTGAAGGGAGCCCACGCGCCCGTTCTGGCGTTGGCGACAAACATCCTGTCCGGCTGATCGTTTACCGTTGGGAGAGCCACAATGACCATCTGGCCGGCTGACCAGACTTCACACTGCCACGGCTCGGAGGATCGGAGTTGCACCGCGCTGTTCCATTCTACTTCGATCGGCGCTGATACGGCCGAAGGGGAAAGCGCTGCGTAGTCTTTCTGGAGAGCCTGAGACAAAGGAACAAAGCCGATATCCGTTGCAATCACCAGATCGCCACCGGCTGTGATGTGTGCGAGTTGGCCGAGTGTCTTACCTATCCGATAGATACCAACCTGAGACCATGCCGCCGCATCGGCTGGGTTGGTGCCTTGGTAGATCGCAACCTCACCCTCAGAGGTGAAGAATGCGCACATGGCGTTTAGACCGTCGCCGGTATCGCGGGACCATGAGGCACCGAACACAAGCGAGCCGCCGAGCGAGAATTCACCGCCGAGCGGGAACTTGACCGCAACGCCCGTGATTTGATCAACCGGCAGATACCAAGCGTCCATCGTCTCCTTTTCGATGAAGAACAGTCGGTTCTTGAATGACCAGACATAGGACAGGCTGGATGTGGAAACGCCGGTAAAGGCCCCGAACAGCGTAGAGCTTGCTCCATCCGCCGTTGCTGAGCCGCCATCTCCATCGGTAATCGTCTCGTTGTTCTGGAACGGGCCACCCGTGATAGCACCCAAAATAAGCGTTCCGGTGGTCCCGTTATCGTCCACCCGAAGGATCGGCGCAGTTGCCCCGGACGTTCCCCCGGTCAATGTCTCTCCCACCGTGAATGCGACGGTTTCAGCGTCATAGTTCAACGTCGAAACAGCGGAGGCCGAAATCGGATACCAGTTTGCCCCGTCGTAGACCTGCATCGGGTCCATGCCGTTGACGTTGACCAGATATGCCCCGCCGCTTGTCGAGAACTGGACGGATATCCAATTGCCCCCCGTCTGGCCTGTGATCACCTCAAGATCGCCCGTTGACAGTTGGCCGATGAAATCGCCGTCGTCTGTAACGATCTCGTCGCCGTCCTCAGTCCCGAGCGTATAATTGATCGGGGAAATAATCGTGGTGATGTCGTAGACGGTTGTTTCCGTTGCCCCGAAGAGCTTTCGGTTGTTCCCGTCGTTGTAGGCAAACAGCGCCGTGGTATCGAGATCGCCGCTTCCTAGCGTGGCGTAGATTTGCTTGCCACGCCGCATGATAGCGCCGGTCGCGGTCGGGAACCAGTTTTCCATGACCACAGCGCCGCCAGGCTGTGGCACCGCGAGGTTTCCGTTTGCCACCCATCCCCGCGTTGGCGCCGGGAACGAGAACGGCTGAGACCTGACACGCGCCCGCTGCTGCGCCGGCTGACGAAGCGCCATTAGCTAGACCCGCCCACGGTCTGCCAGAAGGCTATTTTAACGCCGCGCGAATAGCGGTTGCGGTTCCCGCTCAGCGTCGAACGTGCGCCACCATCGGACAACATCAGCTTATTGAGGGCGAGTTCATAATTCTGCATGTCTTCCTCATAGGGAAGCCCCTTGCCTGCTTTCCACTGCCAGATGATGCCCAGCTTGAGCAGCTTTTCATCAAGCCGGAACGTGTCCGTATCGGCGGTAAAAGCCGCCTTCGGCACATTGTCGGCGTCCTTGGCGTAGAGGTTCGAGATGTAGAAAAACTTGATCGTCTCGGCCACCGCCATGATCGGGAGAAAATGGAACTGGTCCCCGTAGATAATCCAGTTACCATTGATGAAGGTGTAGGGAACGACCTGATACTCCAGCCACTCATCCGTACTGGTGATTTTGTTGAACGCCCATGTCCACCGGCTCGACCACATCGATGCTGCATTGGGCATCCGGTCATAATCGGCGGGAAGGTCGAAGGCTTCTGTCGCCGCATCGCCGGTAAAGGTCTTCTGGACCTGAAGAGCCTGCCAGTCGTAAGCACGCATGATCCTGGTTGCCATTTCATCGGCAACCGTCGCCATTTCCATATATTCCCGATCCGTGCTGCTCATCAACTGGGCAGGCGGATCAAGTCCTATACCGGGTGTGCGGCATACGTCTTTGACGACGGACAGGATCGTCATATCAAGCGGCTCGCTCGGTCAGGAGAGCCCGTAGCGTGTCGGCGCCAGCCTTGTGGTGGTACTTGATGCCCTTGGCGTCGAGTTCGGCGCGAAGCTGATCGACTTCGCCGATCGGATTGGTCTTCTGTTCCAGAAGGTCCATTGCCGCCGCAAAGCGTTCGTTCGTTTCCGCCAACTGCGCTTTCAGCACGGCGATTTCGTTGTCGCGCTCGGTTTCACGCTCGGCCGCTTCAGCAGCGCCACGGCCTTCAAGGAACAGAGCGGCAGCTTTCTTGAGATCGCGCATGCCGGGAAGCTGGACCTTTTCCAACTGGCCTTCGGCAAGACGTGCCACCTCTTCGACCGTGCGGATGGCGTAGCGGCGAAGCACTTCGGCCTTTTCAGCCGTGACACCGGCCCATGCCGACAGAGGCGTGCCATTGACCGGCATTTCGTGCCCTGCCTTCCATGCGGCATATGCTGGCGCGATCTGATTCCAGCGAACGGCCATCAGCCGGATTTTTTCGGTGACTTCGCCGGACAGCATTTCGTCGGTGATCTCGATATGCTTGATGCGCTCCCAATTCATCGTGTTGACCGGAGAATGCGCCGGGGCATAGGAAACCCAATCGACTTCGGCGTGTTCCATCACGCGCTTGCCCTTGGGATCGAGCCGGAACCCGCGTTCATCAACGTTCTCGTCCAGAATGTCGCCGCGAACCGGCAGGCGCTCATAGGTCGTCTTGAACCCGAGAACCTTGATCATCGGGTCTTGATTGTTCTCAGCCATGATATTGGCCTTTCGTTTTGGAAGGTGGTTGCCATAGAAAAAGGCGGCCCCGAAGAGCCGCCCTTTGCGTCTGATCCTGCGTTTTCTGCTACGGGCAGGTGATGAAGACGATCTTTGCCGAAGCATCGATCGCGATAGCGCAGATATGGTCGGTGACCAGAGCCGACACGTCGAGCGTGCCATCCGTGGAACCGACAGGCGTCAGCGCGTTGCCATCGGCGCCCGCCGTCAGAGCCGTGGTGAGCGTTGCCGGTCCCCACGTCTGGATCCAGCAGTATTCACCATCCGCCGGAACGGACATGAACATGCCGGCGCCGATGCCCTGCGTATCGGTCAGGTCCATCGTCACGGTCGTGATCTGGCCTGCCGAAGCACCGGAGACGGCGTAGATGTATGCGAAATTGCCCGCTACAGCAGCAACGTCACCGACGCCGTTGTTGAACAGGACAAACTTGTACCGTTTGCCGTTGGAGTCCGTGTAGACCTGACCGAGCTGGGGAACCTTGTGGGCTTCCGAGCCGGCCAGCTGCGCGGCGGTATAGGTCTGTGTGAGGCTTGCGCCTACAAATGCGGTCATGGTCGGTTCTCCTTACGCTGCGTCGAGCAGGACGCCCTGCAGGGCACGGTTGGAAGTCACCACGTTGCCCATCCAGTAGAACGGGAGAACGACGGCATCCTGGTTGACGGGCTTCTTCTCCTCGTCCTGCGTCCACTGCGCGTCCTTGTGCTGAGCGACGTAGAGGTAGTCAGTATTCAGGAAATAGCCCTTCTCGGCCGTCGAGGTGAAATTCGTGTTGTCATCGAAGATCACGTCAGCGGTCTTGTATTTCAGACCGACGAAACCGGCCTTCGCCATGTCGGCGTCCATGTAGCGCTGGAGCTGCTGCTCACCGGCTTCATAGACCGAATAGAAGTCATGGCTGAGAACGATCAGGTCGGGCTTGTCCGCACCGCGAACGAGTTGGAGCCAGAGACCATTCAATTCACCCTTGAACGTATCCTTCGTGTAGGCGCCGGATCCGGCGATTTCACGGAACTTGTTCCGCCAGAAGGTGAAGGTTGCCGAGTTGAGGCCGCCGACCGTGCCCTGACCGTTCGTCTGGATGATATTCGCAAGGCCGCCGACCTGGTTGGTGAGCGAGCCGTCCGAATACAGATCGATGGAGAAGTTGTTGGCGGCAGTTTTGAGCGCGTTGGCCTTCTTGGCCTTCGCCAGGTTGATCATCTGGCTCTTACCGGAATTCATCCGAAGCTCACGACCAGAGGCGACGACATGCAGCGCGATCTGTGCCCAGTCGTACTTGGCCGACGTGATGACATCGGAGGCGTTGGTGTTGAGAGTGTCGAAGCCGGCAAAGCGCTGATAGGTGCCATTTTCGGCATATTCCAGCGGGATCTGGATTTCATAGCCGCCGTCGAGGGTGATAAACTTGCCCTTCTTCTTCAGGCGGGCAGAGAGAGCGTTGTTGAGCGAAACGTTGTCCGCCACATCGGTGGAGACGTTGCGCATCGTGGTAGACACCATTTCGGTGAATACAGCACTGGGAGATGCCATGGTTTAAGCCCTTTTGTGCTTGTCGAACACGGCGGCCAGAAGCTCATCTTCTGTGGCTTCGCGTGGTTTGCCGGTTGACGTTGAACGGATGTTGGATGCGTTCGCGTTCTTTGCAGCCGCGACTTGCTTTGGATCAGGGACAGCGGCGGTTTGAAGCGCGGCTGCCTTCTTCCTCAAGTCGGGGTCGGCATTAACGGCCATGTCGTAGGCTCGCTTGAGCACGGCTTCATGCGAAGCGGTGTCTCCGAGCTTTGCCCACGCCATTGTGATGAAGGTTGGCAGTTCCCCTTCAACGTCGGCATAAAGCGGCATGTCCTTCGACGTGCGGCTGATGACATCGTTGACTTGGGTTGTTGCCCGGTCTTCATCCAATTTCTGCGAAATGCGCTGGTCGATCTTCGACGGGTCGTTGATTCCCCGGATGATCTCCTTCAACTGGCCAATTTCGGCCATCAGCGCCTGTGTGTTGTCGGTCTGTTGTGGCGTCTGACCTTCGGCAGGCTGAGCGCCGCCGAGAACCTGGGCCAGCGGGCCGCGCAACTGATAGCGGTCGATGATCTCCAAGGCCGTTTCGAGCGGCTTTGTGTCCATGCTGCGCTGCAGGTTGAGAAGGAAGCCTACCGCCTCATGCGGTTTGACGTTCATCTTCTCGCCGTTGAAATACTCCTTGTATTCCATGATGGTGTCACCAAGCGGCTTGTATGCCGCCAGCGTCTGGCCCTGCTGGGAAAGCGTCTGGTGAAGCTTGGCTTCATGTGCGGCGATCGGTTCGCGAAGCTCTGCCGGGATTTTCGCCCATGCGTCTTCAAGACCGCGCCAATTCGAAGGGAGGGGGACATCCGCCGGCGGCGTCGAAAGTTCGCCCTCGATTGTCTCCCCTCCCTCACCACCTTCCAGTGGTTCCGTGACGCCTACAGCCTCAGCAGTGGCGTTATCCGTTGTTCCGGTGTCAGCGGCGGTCTGGGAGGCAAAACGGCCATCCTCGCCCCGCGTTGCCCCGTTCGTGCTTTCCATGCGATCCCAGACAGCGCCGAGATCGGCGTCAGTCGCGGGCTCAACATTGGTGACAATCACACCGGCAGCGCCAGTGTCATTCGTAGCGGCTTCGACGCCTACGCTCATGGTTGAAATTCCTTGTTCGGTTTTGGAAGGTGGTTTCAGCGATACTCTTCAGAAACGGTCAGCCCACGTTTCCTGGCGAAGTCCTTATTGCGAATTTTCCCGCCGGTCGGGGAAGCAAAGTCCCGCGCATCAATGCAGTTGTTGCGCTTCATGTCTTCCCGGCGCTCGGAACGGGAGCCGATGACACGGCCGTCAATCGGGCTCGTGTATTCGGGAATGTCGGGTAGGAAGTATGGGGTCGGGAGAGGCTTCGACCGCTCTTGCGCCGATAGCATGGGGGCGCCGGTCGCCTTGCACACCCATTGGCCGTTGCGCTGGATATAGGCTGTCATCACAGAATCCCGAAAACGCTGGTGGCAGTCGTGCCAGTTTTGTAAATCTTGGTCACGGTGACCGGCAAAATGGCACCTGTCAGCAAGGGAACCGTCCTCGCCGTGCCACCAAGCGTGTCAACCTTCACATCCCCGGCAGTCCCGCCGACGAAAATAGACCTATACGGGACCGCTGGCGTTTGATCTTCAACGGACAGGTCGATCGGCACAATATCAGTGCCGGGGGAGGACATGTCCGTGCCTCGTGCACGGAACTCATTCATCGTTGCCATTATGCAACCTCCATCGGGGTCGGTGCGACCTGTGGTGCCGGGGGCGGAACCATCGCGGCGGCCAATTCAGTTTCCTTGATCTGCAGATCGATGCGCTTGATGCTCAACTCGATTTGCTTGATCTCGCGCTCCATGGCATCAATCACGGCCTGTTGCTGGGCCTTTACACCTTCGCCCTGAGCCTTACGTGCGGCTTCCGCCATCTTCTGCGCGAACTCTTGCTGGCTTTGGGCCATAGACTGTTGTGTGGCCTGATTGGCCAGCTGCGTCTTCTGAGCGTCGGCGGCGTTCTTCGCCGTTGCGGCCTGCTGCTCGGGCGTGGGTTCCTGTCCGGCAGGCTGGCCTTGTGCCTGCTGCGCCTTTGCCTTGGCCGTGCTGACCATCTGCTCCAACGTGTCTTCGACCGTGCGACCGAGATTGAACATGCGGGCATTGGCTGCGAAAATTTCCACCGCAGCATCCGCCGGAAGCGCTCCCTGCTGGACGAGCGGGGCAACAGCCTGGAAATAGGATGCGGCGCCCTGAAGGAACTCCGCGACTTCCTGCTTCTGTCGCGTGAGGTCGGCGCGAACCGTGGAATCACTTTCAACGTCAATCCGGTAGTAGGACGAGAGCTTGCGCTTCAACAGTTCGCGAACCGCAGCCTTCTGCTGCACTTGCTCTGGCGTGTCCGTTGGCGTCGGTAGGATGGGGATGCCCGTCATTTCCTCAAGCGTCTTTGGCGAGAATTTGGCCGGGATGATCTCAGCCATCATCACGAACAGATCGCGGGCGCAGCGTTCCATCATCCGCTGCATCTTCTGGATGCGCAGGGAGCCCCATTGGCTCTTGATTTCTTGTGCTCCCAGCGTCTCCTTGGCATTCGAAGCGCCACGAACAATGTCCGAAATCCCGGTGATTTCGTAGATCCACTGCTTGTAGATGTTGATGGCGCTGTCGAGCTGCTGGATGGCCGCAATGAACTTCTCGAAAGGCCAGAAGGCAACCGCCGCCTCGATCCCGCCGTTCTGCGCCCAAATCTCGGCATCCTTGATCGGGGCAAATTCGTTGTCCTCCAGATTGAGGACATTGGTCATGTCGGCTTCGCTGATCGCGTACCAGCCCTTGGCCTTCATGGCGCGGATAAGGACGTTCTTGCGGCGCACGGCCTCGTCAAGGTCATCAGCCAACCGGCGATAGACCGAGAACGGATTGACCGGCATCAGTCGGCCGTTGATCTCGATTGGCTGCATCGGCGCCGGAATGCAGAAGAAGCCGGAAAGTCCCAGCGGATCGTCAATGATCTTCAGCACCACCCCGGCGTCATCGATAAAGATGACCTTGCGGCTGTCCTTGTCCCAGATTTCCCAGCCGACGAGTTCGTCATCGCCGCCGCTCTTGCGTTCAATGGCATCCCGCTCGGTCAACTGCTCGCCAATCAGCGTGGCGTCGAAGGACTTGTCTTCATCCTCGCGAGGAATGCAGAAGCGGAAGGCGTCCCACGGACGGTCTGCCCAGCGCTTGGCAGGACCGTGGCGGTAGTCGATCCAGCTTACGGCTTCAAATCCGATACGCTCGTTGGCGAGGGATTCGAGGGGCTCCACAATGGGAGACCCTTGTGCTTCCCCATCGCCTGCCTGAGCGCCAGCAACCTCAGTTTCATCGAGATACGAGGGCTGAACATCAGTCTGAGACATTCCTGTCTCGTCGCCATCCTGACCCCCGGAACTATCTTCGGCTGCATCCTCAATCTCCTCGTCTGTCGGCTCACCACCGACGATATCACTCGAAAACCTGAGACGGACAAGACCACGCCCCGCAAGGAATGAATCCTGCGCTGCGGCTTCCATCTCGACCTGAAGGCGGCTGTCATCGACCTGGACGCGGATGGCACGCTCAAGGATGTCAGACACGACACGGGCAACCGGATCAGGATCAGAGAAGCGGCGGCGGATATCCGGAACCGGCGACGAGTTGATGACGGCGGGAACGATCGTCTCAACATTCGAAAACAGGATGTTGAAATCGTATTTGCCAGTCGCGTCAGTCGTTACCGATGTCCCGTTGTTCTCCGTCTCGCCGGTATAGGCCTGCACCGCCTTCTTGGCGTCATCCAGCCACGTCTTCTCATGCTTGCCAGCGGCGTCCACCCGCTCCAGCCACTTTGCGCCCTGCTTGCGCAGAGCTTCGCCGGGGCGCTCGGCACCCTTGCTGGTCTTCCGTGGCTTTTTCAAATGGGAGTTCCCTGCTGGTTATTTTTCAAACCGCATCGCGGCTATAACTGCGATCAGAAGCACGTAGACGACGCGACAGCGCCAGTAGATCAGGTAGAGGCGATCCATCAGGCGTTTAAACGCGCGGGCCATCCCCACCGTCTTCGACTTGTTCGCCAGTCTTAGTATCAACGATATGATGCCAATCGTAGGGCCTCTTTACCGACAAGGACTCCCGCGCCTCTTTCAGAGTTTCATAGTCGCCTTGCAGATCATCCCACCCACCGGCCGGATAGAAGCTGTCACCAGCAAACACCAGAAAGCGTTTCATCTTCCACCTCGTTGCCGCCGCTTGCGCACCATTGCCTCGACGGCATCGGCCACACTCATATTTCCTTGGATCGTGCCATCCGGCTTGGCTTCATATTGAAGCACCTTCGGCTTCTTCTCCTGAACCGCTATCGGCCTGATCGCGCAGTTGACGGCGAACTCTCCGGCAGCATCGGAGCCGTGGCTGTTCTCGTCATGCAACGGCGTGGAGTATGTCCCCATCGCATCGTTGAACTTGCGCGAATAACGGCGCAGCCGCTTTAGCCCCAGGTTGACCCGAAACGAGTGATGGAACCTCAAGACAGGGAATAGCGACCGCATGGCGTTTACGCGCTCCTGCGGGTTCTGCGCTGCTCCTACCTTGATCGGCTTTACGCCCAAGCTGGTCAGCGTCTGGAACCGCGATCTCGCGCCTGCGCCCCATTCCCGGTTCATGACATCATGCGGCAGATGATGCTTTTCATACCGGAACGGAGCTTCCCGCATCGCGGTGAGATATGCCTGCGCCTTTTCCTCGTCATTCGGGTTGAGTTCCGGAAGCGCCGCCTTGACGATATCCTCGGCACCATCACCGCTGACCTCGTAATAATCGATCGCCGTGGCCTGAAACCCGTCCTCTTGCCAGAACCAAATGGCGGTGTAGTCGTCCACGCCAATATCCCACGACGTGATGACCGGCCGTTCCGGGTTATGCGGAAAGAACCCTACCCGTCCATCCTTCTCAGCCTTGGCGATGTACCGGGCGTAGTAATTGCCCTCGGTGATCAACTCATAACCACCGCCCCACACGTGCTCAGCGGTCTCGGGATCGGCGCCGTAGTCGTCGTCCTTCTCCTTGCGGAGAACTTCTGGAAACCACGGATTGTCGTACCAGTTCACCCGAACGGCCACGCCATCGGTGATGATCCGGCCGCCGCGGAAGAACTTGTCGACCGCGTCTGTGTCGTGGCGCGGGTTCCACGAGAACCAGAGTTCCGATCCTTCCTTGCGCAGCGTCGGCCGAAGCATCTTCAGCGACATCTCCGAGAATGTCTGCGCCTCTTCCACCCAGGCAATATCAAAGCCTTCAAGCGACTTGATGTTGTCGGCGTTATAGGACTGCATCCCCTTGAAGATGATCAGCGAGCCGTTGGCGCCACGTATCTCCCCGTCGAGCACCTGAAAGAAGTCGCCGAGATTAAACTTCTTGATCTTGTCTATCAGAAGCTGACGAACCGAATCCTTGATCGTCGCTTGAACTTCACGAATGCATGCGGCACGCGTCTCCCGCTCGTAGCAGCGCAACACCAACTGCTCTGCGAAGAAGTGCGACTTCGCCGCCCCACGCCCGCCATACGCCCCCTTGTAGCGCATCGGCTTAAGCAAGGGAGCAAGCGCACGAGGGACACTGACATCAAGGGTCAACGATGGTTATCCGCACGTCCGTTTCGAGCTTGCCGGTATGTTCGATGCGATCCTGGTACATCCCAAGGTGACGGGCCACATTCTCCAGCGCCTTCGCCTGGTCGTGAAGCTTCACCTCAATTCCCTGCGATGTCTGCTTGGCTCCGGCATAGAGCATCTTGGCCGGCCCTTGGAGATTGCGCGTGTCCAGCGCATGAACCTCGCCAAAGCCCTCACCGTGGCATTCCGGGCAGTCAGGATGCGGCTCGCGCGTAGCGTCAAAGCCATAGCCGCCTGCGTCATTTGGATACGATGGCTCGTTGCCAGTGTCCTTGACCGCTGCGTCAGCTGCTTCCATCGCAGCCTGGTACTCGCGCGCCTTCCACTGATACAGGTGATCTTTCCCATGGCAGTGGCGGCAGCAAACCCGGCGATGCTGGACGACAGAGTTAGGATCAGCCGTGGCAATTGCCCACCATTGCTGAAGCACCATGTCGGCGGTGATCTCGACCCGTTCGGCCCGCTTGATCTGCGCCTTCGACAGAGCCCGCATGACGGGAACTTTCGTTAACAAGCGTCCACCCTGCTCTTTCGCCGTCTTCGCGCTGTAGCCTGCCCGTATGGCCGCCTGTGTGGCATTCAGATCAAGCAGGTATTCCTTTACGAACGCCTCCTGCTTCGGGGTGAGGTCAGCCATGGCTTATGCGTCCACATCCGGACGCCACGTTGCCGTCGGTGAACCACGATCAGGCAAGCGATGCGCAACCACATAATCCACATAGTCTGCGAATGCATCGGCCATGCGGGCGAACAGATGGTCGTACCGCTCGCCCTGAAGACCGGGGTAATCCCCGTGCTTGGCGATGTACCAATCCTTAAAGTTCAGCATAGAGTTTCGACGCTCCAGTTAGGTTGAAATGCCAGATTGCCCACTTGACCGAGTAAATGACGATGTGCGGCCCCGGTTGCCGGCGATCCGGCGCGAATGGAGACCTTGTTCCAGCTTCTGGTTGGGCCGGTCGGAAGTCGCCGCAATGGAATATTATTTCTATCCACCCCGTGGGGGAGTGTCATTTCAGGTCGATTTTCGGCGACACTGGGAGAAAATTATTCTCAAAGAACCGCGTTCCCTAACGGGCATGTCATGGGAGCCGTTCTTCCCATCTCGCTTTGAACGTTCCGAGCACGTCGCCCTGCCCTGTCACGGCAGTTAGGCGGATATAATAGGTTCCAGCCCCCACCCCGCGCTCATCGGACGATTGACTGCCGACGCTTGCCGCGAAGTTGCTGTTGTCCGCAGCCTTCACCACAAGAGGGTCTAGAACCGTTCCCCCGGTATGTGTGCCACCTGCGGTCAAGACGACGAGTGGCGTATAGATCGGCGTCGGCCGTTCAGACATCGTGTTGCGCGGGAAGATCGGCAGTGCCTCGGAAAACGTTCCGCCCTCCGTCCCGCCGACGACTGTCTCCACATCGAGCAGGCCCTGGTAGATGTTCGCCTCAAGACCGAACAGAATGATATTGATCGGGACTACGGCCTTGATGACGACGATTGCCCCAGCGGTAATGTTCAATCTGCGAAAGGTGCGGAACTCCCGCCCAGCAAAGAAACCTGTCTGGCCCACATCGACACGAAACCGCCTGTTCGGGCCGGTTCCGCCATCGGTCAGTAGGTCAAGCGGCGGGTGCGCTACCTGCTGTTCGGCGTGGCTTCCGTCTCCAAGGTCTACGATCCTGCGCCGGAGCGCCGACAATGGGCCTACGAACATATTGAGAAGGTAGTCAGACATGCCTACCATCCCCGTTTTTGATCAAGTCAATTCACCGCATGAACCGTCGCCGGCTCGGCTTCGTCGTCTTCGTCGTAATACTCGATCTCCAGTCCCGCTGCCTGCGCCGTGGCCAGGATCGTATCGTTCAACAGGTTGATGGTGTCCTCTACGCCGTGCTCGGTCTGGAAGACCTTGATGTGGTCGAGCAGTTCGGCGTGGGTCATCTCCAGCGACCAGACCAGAACGCGACGGCATATCCAAGCAGCATCAGATACAGCCCCACTCCGCCGAAGATGACAAGGAATGCGCTCATCTACTCGTCCTGTTGGAACTGTGTGATCTGGATGATCTTCTGGAGGTCTGCCCATTGCCGGTCTTGCGAGGATTGGCAGGAGGCGAGGAACGTCAGCATCAGAACAAGCCAGACCGCTTTGCAGGCGATGTGCAGCACTTGATCAGTCGCGAACGTCGTCTTGCCCCTCACCTTCGCCTCGTCAATGGCCGTGTGCGCGATCCATTCGGAAAGGCCTAGCCATGCGTTGCCGGTGACTATCGCCACTCCAGCGCCCTGTATGCCCGCGTGGGCAACGAGGTGATAGAAGCGCAGCGGGCCTTTGAACTTGGCGTCGGATAGGAACTGGCCTTGAAGAGGGTAATCCGCCAGCCAGTGCGCTCCGAGAAGCATCAGAGCCAGCATCAGAACGTCGTGCATCGGAAATCCTTCAGGGGCCGCCCTAAGAGCTTCAACCGGCTTTCGCCTGTGGGTCTTTCGGGGTCACTCGTTTGGCGGCGCTACTACAGACCCTTGTTTGCTGACCCTGAACGTCACAAATTGCCCCGCGCTTTAATCATCCCCGCCAACACCGCACAGCTGCGGATCGCTTCGACATGGGCTTCTGCCTCATCAAACGATGTCGCCCATACCTCAAAGCTGAACGTCTTGCCGCTCATCGGGTAGTCGATGGCGAACAGGTTCAACTCGGTCCCGTCATGATCCCGCACGCAATCCGCATCCGGTCGCTCACGCTTGGCGCGTTCTGCTGATAGGGAGAGGATGTCGGTCAAAGGGGACTCCTGAAATGAAAAACCCCGCCACCTTTCGGGTGACGGGGCTGGGCCGGGCTCGTAGGTCCGGAGATGCTGCAATCCGCCGCCCGATATATCCCCCGACGAGTTATTGCTACCGACATTCAATAAGCCATGTAGTCGGTAGCGGCAATCGGGGGGGGGGGGAGGCTGGGCCTCGAATCAAAAAGGGTGATTTGCAGAGGTATATTCGCAAATCACCCAATGTAAAAATCTACGTCAGAAATTACTGATTTCCGCGCAGAAGTCAAACGCGAAAGAAGACGATGAGCGCGTTACTCAACAATCTTACGTCGCCAATCATATGGTCAAGCCGCTGGTCGCGAAGGACGCACAGATCAAGCGCGGCCCAGAGGTTGGCGCGGCATTCGTTTTGCGCCGTCTGGATGGCTTTACGGCAATTGGTGTAGGTCTCTATGGCATCCTTGCACCAGTCGATATAAGATTCACTGATGGTTGCCGATCCGCCGCCAAGCCCTTCGTCACTGCGCTCTGCGTTCGGTGCCTTGATGGCAAGGAGATAGGACCGGCGAAGGTCGAGGAATTTCATCGCCGCGTCATACTGGTCGTCGCTGATCCCGTCGCGCTTGCCGATGAGGTTCAGGTAGCCGATGTATGTTGTTGCCTTCTGGTCCCTCGCCTGCACCACTGTGAGGCCTAGCCTTTCTGCCCTGCGCGTGACTTCTTCGCTGTTCGTGTCGAGCGGGGACCGAGAGATGCGACCGTTCGGCTCGCGTGCAACGTCCTCCACCTTAGGGCGCCCTCGTGATGCCCGCTTCTGTTTCAGCTTTGCCGCCTTGCTTGCCATTACCTGTTCCTCGCTTGTGTAGAGCCGCCGTGCTCAGTTCGCCGTTGTGATATCGGCATGAACGCCGAGATGTTCTTCTGCTTTCTGGAAATAGATAGCCTGCAGCCTTTCGTTGGGCTTGAACTCTGGAATGACATCGGCGCGCTTGCCGAGAGCGTTAAATTCCGCGAACGGGAAAGGCACCCAACTCACCGGATCTTTCCCTTCGTGCCAGTCCGGATAACCGAAAGCATATGGCTGAACGCACTCCTCGCAATTATTCATGCCGAAGGTGACGGTCTTGTTGAGACTTCCGCACCATGGGCAGCACGCGCCGTTGGAAAAGCATGAGACCGGCTGCGGGAGGCGGCGAAGTGCCCGTCCGAATTCAGCCGCCTCTTTCTTCCATCCATCGTCTGTCATTTCCTGTCTCCTTATTTGATGGATCTGTTCAGCCTCAAGAGCAGGTTCAATGAATTCGCGTCACTTGCTGGGGTGAGTTTTATGAGCAACGCGACAAGATAGAGTTGTGCCAGAACACGCAGACTCAAGCGCAAGCGTCGGAAGGCTGTCCTCGTCTGTTCCATGCTCACTTCCCGTCTCCTTTGTTCTTGTTGGCTTTGAGGGTGGTCATGATGCTGCGATCCTGCTGATGGTGGACACCGCCGGGACCAACCGGCTCTGCCCATGCTCACGTCGATATGTCATCGGCGTGTCGATCCGCTCCCGCTCCTCTGCTGTCATTGCCGAAATCTTGCGGAACGAATGCAGACAGGTGGTATGGTCTCGACCGCCCATGAGGCGACCGACTGCCGGGAAGGACAGTCCGAACGTGACGATGATCTCCCAAGTGACCAACTGACGGCGGACTGCCAAATCGCGCATCCGGCTTTCCCCGGTCATGAGTGGAAACGGGACATTCAGTTTTGTGCATCTGCGCTTGAGGTATGCCAGAGGTGTGTTGAATACGGCTCGGTCAAATTTCCAGTTGGCGGAGTGAGCGTCGAACTGCACCGGCTCACGCTCCCAAAGTGGGATCTGCGGAGCGATGTAACGAACGTAGACCGGCTCACGAACTGGCTGCTCCTTCGGCTTAGGCTTGGAGTTCCAAAGCCGGTTCCTGATTTCCTCGTAGTTCGGAATCTGGGTGTGCATGTTCATAATTACCTGCCTTTCACGATACGCGACTGTGCTATTTTAGATTGGACCGGAACCGGAGGCTTTCGCAGCGCGTCAAGCTGCGCCTGTGCCTCCGGCTCAATTCCGAAATGACGATGGTCTGTCGAGATGACTGGGGCGCCAGCTCTGGATTGTTTAACCAGATCGCGGACACGCGCCTTCACCGTCGGGTTCGCGCGCTCGATCTCGATCAGTTCGCGCCGGCGGTCGTCTTCGGCCCGAATGAACAGCCGTTCCGCCTCATTGCGTAGACCAGCCTTTTCCGCGACGAAAGGTCGGATGATCCCGCGTGCGTGCTTGGCAAACTCAGCACAGGTCGGGATAAACTGGCCCGTATGGTTATCGACGCGCCCAGCCAGGTAATCGTTCGTCGCCTCGGATATCGCCCACTCGGGAAGATCGGCGCAGGCGGCGCGGAACTCGTCGGCAAATTCTTCGATCTTGGTTTCGGGCTGCGGCCGGAGCTGGCCACAAAGACGAGCCCCAGAATCCCTGATGGCGCCAATATCGCATCTTGCCAAGAGCCGGTTCAGCTCCAGAACTCGCGCCGCGATCTGCCTTGCCCGGTTTTGATATCGCTCAGGAAGGCGCTCGAAAATGTCGCTTGGGATGATGTCAGTCACGGTCTATCGCCTCCAAAAACTTTGATTGAGCGGATTTTTTTGGCGCGCCAGCGCCCGAAGAAAAACCGTTAGGTTTTTTATTGGTGGTTATGGAAGGATGGCATTGCCCGAGCATCGCTTTAGCATCACATTTTTTCTCATTGTTCCAACGAGTTGCGGCGGCATCGCTTGCTTTCTGCTTTCTATCGACCGCCAATCGACGCTCTTTCTTAAGGCGTTTCTGCACCCACATTTTGCTCCGGCCGTCCAGCGACCAGAACGCCATGACGCGGAGTTTCATCTTTGCCCACCGAGCAGGGGCGACCTTGGCGAGGCCCGCGAGAGTTTGGTCGTCATCTGGCAGGGAATTCGACGGCGCCTCCCAGGCAGCCATGAGCAACAGGAGATAAGCGCCATGCTCCTCGGTCGACAGGTGACGGGTATCGCGGTGATAGTCCTCTACCCAAAGAGGCATGTACGGCAGGCGGCGCTTGCTCATCGGATCACCTCGACGTCGATGCCGAAGCACGCTTTCATGAGCTTCTGCTTCAGACGGAAGTCTCTGGTTACCGGCGCTCCTTTTATGTCGACCACGCGCCGACGGCAAAGAATTCGATCGTTGAACACCATGTCAGCTTTGTATTTGGCGACCAGGACGCCATTGACCATCAGGTGGTATTCACGCTGAAGCTCAAGATCGGTGATTTCCCCGGCACGCTCTCTCAGCTTCAGCGTAGCGTAATAGTCACGCTCAGCCTTGCTATCGAACATGTGCCCGTCATAGAGGACGCGCTCGGCGTTGAACTTGTTGCCGCGCTTTGTCTTCTTCTGGGAGAGGAGCTGGCGGCCTTCCTCGCGGGTGAGATGGATGTTCACTTGACCACCTCGAACTTTCGACGTGAAGGCGGCTTCCGCGGGCCGTGGCCTGTACCAAGCGTGTGACTGTCGTTCTTGTGGCCGACAGGATCGCTGCGCAGTTGGTCGCGGACCTTCTGCACACCGACATGGATTTCCATCTGGTAGACGCGGTCTGCCGGCGTGTGATCCGAGACGATGAACAGCTCTGCAGGTTCGTCGCTGAATACCGAGAAGCCGCCTTGTACATCCATGTTGATGACGATCCGGTTCATGCCGCGCCTTCAATCTGAAACAGGTTGTCGGTCTTGGCCGCGTCGAGACCGGCGATGTTCTTGACTGCCTGGCGAAAGTACGACGGCTTCAATTCAAACCCGATGCCTTTGCGGCCAAGCTTCACAGCGCTGTAAACCTCGCTGCCGATGCCAAGGAACGGCGTCAGAACGGTTTCCCCTGGTGCTGACCACAAATCGAGACACCGCTCGATCACGTCGAGTTGCAGCGGCGAAATGTGCTGTTCGTCCTTTTCATCCCTGCCGCCGCGATACTGCAGGGTGTTCGTCTGGTTGATATCCATCCAGACGGGCGATGCATAACGCTGCCACACGAGGATTGAGCGCCATTTTTCGAACGGCCATGCGGCGCGGCCTTCCGCTTCGGTCTGGCGCCGATGGCGGTCATAGGCTTCACGGCTGATATCGAGACTGTCGTCGCCGTGCCACTGCGTGAACCCGCCCGATACGGCGTCCTCATTGTCGCCCGGTTTGCGGAACGAGACGATGTAGTCAGCAAGCCCCATGCCGCTGATCGTGCTGTCCTTCTCGATCTGCTTATGAAGCAAGCGAATGGATTTGGTGCGCTGCTGGGCGATTACCGGGTCTTTCCAAATGCAAACTTCCGAATGGAATATCCAACCGGCGTCCTCATAGGCGCGGACGATTTCACCTCGAAAATCCCGCATGCCAATGAAGCCATGCCTCGTCTTGCTGGTTGGCAGTTGCATGCAATGAACAGAATGGATGCGGCCTGGGCGCGTGACGCGAAACAATTCCGAAATCAGGAACGCGTAGTGTTCCCAAAAGGCAGCGCCATCGTTGTTCGATATGTCACGGTCATAGTTGGAGAACTTGTAAAGCCCTTCGAACGGCGGGGAATGAATACCGAAATGAACGCTATCGCCGGGAACGGCGCGGATGAGTTCGCAACTATCGCCCTCGTATATCGCATATCGATCGGTGATGACTTGGTCGACGGCGTTCACGGTCATGCAGCGCACTCCCCTACCCATGCAGGAATTGTCATTGGAATTGTCGGATTGTAGTCGGGCCGGTCGCGGACAGAACCACGCACAACGGCGCTGGATAGATCGGCCATGTGCATAACCATCGCCGCCGCCATGCGGTCTGCATCGGCTTCCTTGCGGCGCTGGTTGGCGACCGTGGCGCCCTCCATCTCCGATGCGATAAAATGGGCGTTGACGGCTTCCGTCTGGCCGAACCGCCAAAAACGCCGAATTGCCTGATAGACCTGTTCGAAGCTGTCATTGAGACCGACGAAGCCGGTATCCGCACAGTGCTGCCAGTTCATGCCAAAGCCGGCGATTGATGCCTTGGTAATCAGCGTGGTGATACGACCTTCCGAAAAGTCGATCATCTTGCGCTCTTTGGCGTCGTCGCTATCGGCGCCTGAAAGGTTCACCGCGCCAGGGATCTGACGGGCCAGCGCGTCGGCTTCCGCATTGAGATTGCACCACCAAACAAACGGCCTATCTCTGGGCGTGATTGACGCTGCAAGCGCAACGCGCTCTTGGACGCTATCACGACGCGCGGCGATGCGTTCTTGCAGCGTACGGGCTTCTATGGGGAAAAGCAGACCGGTATCCATGCAAGGGGCATATTCAACCTGCACCGTGTGCGAATGGTAGCGCAGTGGCGGAAGGTCGTAGCCGGTATTGTCATAGCCTAGGTCTGACGGCTTGCGCAGCATCACCGACCATGATGCCATCCACTTCCAGAACTCGCTTTCCGCATGGCCCTTCAACCGCCATTTCTGCGTATCGCCGCCATCGTGTGTGAAGAACGTGGCGAGCATGTCGGTATAGGACATGATCCCGAGAAACTCAGAGTGGTTGCCAAGCTCCATAAAATCATTCGGCGCCGGTGTGGCTGTCGCGGCAAGGCGGAAAGGAACCCGGCTGCATTCCTCGATCATGCGCGTCCGGTACTTTCCGTCAGTGCTTTTCAGGATGCTGCTTTCATCCATGACAATGCCGCCGAACGAGGATAGATCGAAGTGATCCATCTTCTGGTAGTTGGTCACGTTGATGCCTGGGACGATCTGGCTTTGATTGGCGACGTGCCGGGCCTCGATACCGAACTTCTTGGCCTCTCGGATATGCTGTGCGGCGACGGCCAACGGCGCAAATATCAACACTGGTTTGCCGGTAAAGTCCGATACCTGATCAGCCCATGAAAGCTCCATGAAAGTCTTGCCAAGGCCAGTACCAGCGAAGATGGCGGCGCGGCCGCGGCGCAAAGCCCAACGGACGATATCATGCTGGTGCGGCTTCATGACCGATGGCAGAGACACCGCTGCTGTGATATCTGTCTCAGGATCAAAGATGCGCTTGCGAGCGAGGAATTGAGCGTATGCGTCCGTCATTCGTCCCTCCCCTTCTCAAGCCATAGGCTTGTGTTGGTGTGGAGGGGGAGGATTTGGGTCGGGAAGGTCATAGGAACAAGCCTTGGCTGGCATCATAGCGGGCGCGGGGAGCGCGTCTGATTTTCGGGTTGTAATCCTCAAATCGAGGAGCCGCAGATCGCCACATGTGATTGTTGGCCCAGCGGGCAACGGCGCGAAGCTTCTTGGCCGTCCAGTCGTGTTTGACGTGCGGGTCTCGCGTGAGGGCGATGAGTTTCATCAGCGGTTGGCAATAGGGTTCGCCGCCCCACTCGATTACCTCGCGGACGCGCTGCATGCAGGCCTCGTAAGGCTCATTGCCGAGCAGCGTGTAAATCTGGATTTTGCGCGACGACACCCCGCCGTGGCGCAGGATCGCCATCGCCTCTTTGATGAAATCGCGCTCGACTAGATCGTCATAGGCCAGACGCCAGACACCTTGATTGATGACGCGCCAGCGCTCGAATACCGTGGCTGAGAAGGTGCGCGGCTCGAATCCGCTGTTGGCGTCCAGCAACGGGATACCAGCGTCCTGATAGCGGCGAACGATATGATCCTGGTATTCTCCCGGCAAACCGGACAGGTTGTTGTCGCAAAGCACCGGCAGGACCGGGAAATCAGGCAGCGGAGTAAAGTCGCCTTCCATGAACGGGACGATGCAAAACGAGCAGTCTTGATCGCAGCCGCGACTAGCGATTGTCGCGGATGGGTTATGGCGATGCAGCGCGCCGTCGTAACGACCTGGATTGCCTTTGCCACGCGGCACCCATGCCACGTCTTCCATATATTTTTGCGTTTTGACATGAGCGAGCGCTGGCCCACCGGCAAAGACCTTGTGGCCAAGAGCCTTATAATAGATCGCCCACCGTCGAGCGTCCGGCAGCTTGAACGTAAAGGCTACAGAGATATAGGCACGATCGTTCAAGGTCCAGTGAGCTAGACCTCCTGACCATTTGCTTTCGGGGCCGGTCCACGTCGTCAATTGCCTGTCCTTCTGCTGGAAAGAAAAATCCGGGGCATTAGCGCCTCGGTAGTCGGGCGGCTCTGGAGGAGTTCAGCCGCCGGGGAATTGGTTATTTTCCCTGCGCGCGCTTGCGGTCTTCATCGGAGAATGCGCCGATGGTTCCGGTTGAGGCATAGGAAGCGGATCGCAGGGAAAGGCCCTTCATCGCGGATGCGTAATTGCCGACCGTCATGTTGAGGGTTGAGCCGGCCATGTTGCCAAGGCCAGAGCCTTGCGCGAAAGCATCGAAGTCGGCGCCGATGAAAACCACGTCGAAATTCTTGCCGCGCATCTCGTCCAGAAGCGCCTTCGCGGCTTCCTTCTTGATTTCCATGCTGCCGTTTTCTACGCCGTCAGTAATGATGACGATGGTCGCCTTCTTCGGAGCATCATGACGAACGGCGGCGACGAGCTTGCTGATGGCGTCGAACAACGGCGTCATGCCGCGTGGCAAGATTTCGCTTTCGCTGATCGGCGTCCACTCGCTGGCCTTCACCGAGTTGCGCAGCACAAGGTATGGCTCCTGATTGTCAAACGCGGCGACCGTCACGTCTGTCTTCTTCGTTGCCTTGGCGGCGGCCAAGCCGGAGACGTAGGCATTCAAAGCGCCGATCGTCTCACCCCAACGGGTTGACATTGAACCGGAGCGGTCAAGGAGAATGTAGGCTTTCATCGTCATTTGTCCTTTTCGTTGCTGATTAGCCATTCGGCCCTATCGGCCCACTTCTTCGCTCTGTCGCGCCACCGCTTGGCGATGAGAAGCCGCCTCGTAAGCGGCAATCGCTTCATCCAGCGAAGCCAGACGGGCACGGAGGTTTTGCTGTTCACGTTTGCTCTCCTCGATAAGCGCTAGCTTGAGCGCTTCCATTTCTTCAGCGTCGATCCTGCGGGCTGTCCCCTCATGGATCGATCGTGCACGGCGATAAGTGAATTCCTTGGCAACCTTACGGCTTAGAAAGCGGTGCGCCTCATACAGCGCAGCCTTTACGCTTCCGTAGCGGCGCTCCGGGAAAGCCTCTCTGAAAAGGTTTTGGGCATAAAAAACATCGCTCATTAGCTTGGCCCTGTTGGACTGGTCCTTGTCACGCTTGGACAACACTTTGTTCGTCTCCTGTGGCACCTTCACTCTTGTTCAGGGAGTACGCAGATGCACAGGACTGAAATTGAAGAGAACGAGACGGGCCGCTTCCATCATGCGGATGGCGAGTTACCCGCCTCGTTCTCTGGTCCGCCGCAGGGCGAGCCGGTAATGCGTTTAGGCGATGTCGTCGCCCTCGTCGTTTCGGATGCAGGAGCGAAAATGCTCGCCGCCAAATTCAAACCGGCGAAAGCCGATAACGATCATCGGGTGTCCCGCCTGTCCGTGTGGCCTGCCAGCCATAAGACGAGATGAGGCGATCGATGTCAGAGAAATGGATGCACAGCGATGCGAAGGCCGTGACGGGGCTGCTTTCAAAGGGAAGCCTCATACGGCTCATCAAATCTTTCGCGGAAAGTGATTGCGGGTAGCGTGAGTAAAGTGCCTTGAGGATTGCCCCCTGCGGGCCTTCCAAAGCATCGACGCGCTGCAAGAATACGCTCTTGGCCATCACTGCATCCTCGCGGCTTGTTCGGCACGGAAGACGGAGGCGCGAAGACCCGCATAGTCTGGCTGGCCGGCAAACTCGAATTTCTCAACCGGGGTTTCAAACAAGGCCGCGATTGCATCATCAACATCTTCCGCTCGCTGGCCGTGCTCTACGATGAACCAACCGATACGGTGGCAAAGGCCAACGAACAGGACAGCGCCAACAATGATCAGGCTGCAGATAGCAGCGCCGCCGACGAGGATAGGTGCCCAGTTGATTTCAAGCATTTCCATTCCCTCCGAAATTGTGAGCAAGGACGATCCCGGCTGCTGTCCTCGTGGCACCGGTCCACTTGCTTGCAGGGACATCGAGCGTGGTATCGCGGTCCGCCGCCCGATATTGCGTGCCACGTTCGATGTCCGCTTGTGCAGGGCAGCTTGGTTTGTGGTCATCAAAGATGCGGGCGAAGTCGGCCTCAAAGCGCTTGTCCATTATGCGGCCCTCCGGAAGGGTTGCTTTCCGTCAGCAAGGCGCAGCTCGTCAACGAGCGCGATGATCTTCGTCCAGTGCATGGCTTTGCCTTTGCCCTTGGCGCCGATCTTCTTCACGCAGTTCATGTTGCGAACCATCGAGAGCTGATAGCCATGATCAGACAGGTATTGCTTGATATGATCGTAGGAGGCGGTGGCGCCTGGCTCGAACTGGCGCACGGCTCCGCCCTTGGCTTTAAAATCCGCAATCATTCCAAAGGTATCAATTCTGACGACGGGCCGACGATCGGAAGGGGTGAACTTGAATGGAAGCATTATGCGTTTTCCCTTTCGCGCTTTGCCTTCGCCTTTGCCGACCATGCGGCACTGCAACCCGAACAAGTGATTTTGTAAGGATGATGAGAGAACTTGCAGCCAGTTGGGGTTTGGCAGCGCTCGTTGATAGCGACGGGGCTTTCACCCGTTCCGGCATGGTTCAGGGTGACGCCTTCCGGGCGATCCGGGATTGCCTTGCGTTCCTTTTCCGCTGCCTCACTTCCGGTCTCGAAAGAGCCTTCTGTGGCGCGGTCCATCTCGATTGCCGTTTCCGGCTGATTGGCGAGGGGGCGAGGTTCAACCTCAGCCCCCTCGGTTGCGCTGCTGTCACGGGAGGAGGTGACAGGCGCGTCCGGCGTGGAGATAGCGCCGGAATGGGTGTTCATTGGGCCATTGCCGTACTTGCGGGCGACGGCGTTCGAAAGGGCTACGTTCTCAGCGTGCGCTTCCTCAGAAATCAAACCGTCTGCCACCATATCGGCAGAGAAGGCGATATTGTCGTCCATAGCTTCAGACGTGCGAGCACGGCGGCGGGCGTCACGGTCGATGATCTCGCCCGTCGATCGGTCGTAATCGACTTCATGCGTGTGCGTAGCGGTGTAGCTTGCGATCGACGCAAGCAGATCATCGCAAAGGCGATACCACTCGCCAGAAACGCGCCATGCCTTGTGATGGTCATGAGCATGCATCTCGGCCTGACGGTTTCCGGGTACGATAGCGATTATCTCGCACTCCTCGCCGACGTTCTTCTCAATATCAGCGATGCGACTGGCGACATCGGACGAGACGCCGATCTTCACCCGGCCTACATCGCGGAAAGCGATGAAATAGACGCAACCGTTCTCAAAGCGGAAATCCTGGCTGATCGGGTTACCAGCCCGGTATGCCTCAATCTTTTCGGTAAGGGACGCGGCGCGCGGCGGCTGTGTCGTCCTCGCATGCGCATGCGTGCGAGGGGACATTTCGTCTTCCTCGCCAACGCGCATGCCAGATGCGCGATGATAGGCCAGCAGATACGTGTCAAAGACGTTTTCCTGTTCGGAGACAGCGCCATCGCCTTCCTTGAGAACCTTGCGGAGATGAGCGACGAGCTTGCCCATAACGGTCTTGTCGTAGCCTTCGCCCTTGGCTTCCGCATACACATCGCGAATGTCTTTGCCGAGTTCATCCTGCTCAGTTTTGAGCCGAAGAACGCGGTCGATGAAGGATTTGAGCCGAGCGTCGGACATAGGCTATTCTCCTGCTCGGATGGCGGCGGCGATGGAAAGTCGAGCGCTGTTGAAGCCAGCGACAAAGTCGTCGCAATCCGCCAAAGCTTGCTGAAAATCGAAACTCTTGGCGTTACCCTCAGCAATCTTCGCGGCTCGCTCGTCGCGATCCATGAGGGCGCGGGCGATGAAATCAACGGACGCGGAAATGCCTCGACCGAGGATACTCAGGTGCACGGCCTCAGCGGCTTGCAGGATTTCGGCGGGGATTGCCGGGGCTTGGGTTTCGGTCACGGCTTCACCTTCCCGGCCAGCATGTCTTCAACAGCCGCTTGCCACGTGATGAAAGGCGCAAGCCAGAGGATGGATAAGAGGAAAATAGGCATGTCAAAGCCTCCGCAAAAAGAGAACGACAGATCCATAGGAGATTGCGTAGGCAAGGATG